TAATCAAACATTCCCATAATTAATATCCATTTTGTCTTACTATTGTCGTCCCAAGTCCTAAAATTATTAAGCTAAAAGTCCAATAATATTCATCTTCTACATACAAACAACATTTCGTAGGAAAACTGAAGCCATATTCTAGCCCACCAAGCGCATGGTGTGGCGGGTGTGGCGCAAATCTTTTCCCCATCCACGGGAAATTGATATGGATTTCCCAAAAGTCGTGCCACTGTTTTTCTTTTCTATAAAGTCTCACTTCTTCTTTAGCCGTTCTTGTTCTTGCTCTTGCTTTTGTCGGGCTTTTATTTTGTTGAATTCATACTCTTCAAGAGAGTTGCGCTCATCTGAGAGCCTGTTTAGGCGTCCCACAATGCCGTTTAAGGCGTCCTTGAGCATTTCTGGTGGTACACTGGCGTCTTTTGGCAATTCATCCAATTTATGCAAAAAATTACAGGTTTCATTAAATGTTTCTTTATCGCCCCAAAAGTATCCCTCTCGATGGCGGGGCACGTTTTTGTTTTCCCACTGATGCTGACCCCACTCTTCGTTGTCCAAATTGCTTTCCCAAGGGTCGTTGTGCTTGGCAGAGTTCGGGTTGTAGTTTTGTTCGTTATTCATTTTGTCCCAACCGTAAAGGAATCCTTGTCAGTTGCTAATCCCACAAATTCAAATAATATTTACCAAACAAGTCCAGCCCTTCTTGAACTCTCTCGCTGTGCTTCTCGCACGGTGTCCAGTCCCATTTTCTCTCATCCAAGCCCTCGTACCCAACGCTCCCATCACTGTAGGTAGTCTTCTTGTGTCTTGGGTCGTAGTCTTTAGGCTTAATTGGACTAGTCGAATCTTGCCAATGCTCAAACGACCAAATCATCTTATCCAAAGTCTTCTCCCAGCTACGCATAGCCCTGTCCATAGCTAATTCTCTCTCCTTCTCGGATAATTCGGAGGCGGTGTTGTGATCGTAATCCTTTTCAAACATCTCGGTGGGACAACCGTTAAGGTTATTTCGGAGGTACTTCAAGCGAGGCACAACCATCTCAGCGTTCCAACTCTGAAAGTTCCACGCTTGTTCGTGCGGAAAACCCGTTCGCCAAGTCTCGCGTTTCTTGCGCCACCAATACTCAACCGCTTCATACTTCCATTTGAATCGCCACCAAACTAGCGTGTACCAAGGAATTTTTGACCTATCGCCGATGTCTTCCATGAATCGTTCAACGATCTCTTCTTTTACGATTGTCCTTTCTTTTTCCATTTTTTCGTACTCCGCTAATCTTCTAAAAAGCTCAGGATATTCGTCGAGAGTCTCTTCACAAATTTTCTTTATGTCTTTACTCACCGCTTGTCTTATGCTTGTCTTTCGCGCCACGGCACTCCGATGGATCATTTTTCATTGCGTCACTGGCTCGCTCCACAGCCTCTCTCATAACCATAACGGTTTCTTCGGGGGGCTCCTTCTTCAGTCCAAGCTCATACGCGAGTTCATAATCGAGCTCTTTCGCGATACTCTCGTTGTGAAATCCCCACGCTTGCAGGGCCTTAACTACTTGTCCCATTATCGCGGTGATGTCCAAGTCGTCTCTGGCAATGTCTATGCTTACCTTCGAGTACATGGTGTCCGCACTTAAGCGAGACTGATCTTCGGTTGGTTCAATTGTTATTTTCATTTTTTTCCATCGAGCAAATTTCCTGTTCCGAACACGGCTTTGAGCATGGCAGCTTCATCCTTTGATTTAGCCTCATCCATTTCGGGCTCCTTGTCTGCTGGTTCGACTACGTTGAGCACAATCCACGACGCAAGTTCTATGGCTTTTTCTTTATTTAGAATAACTTGGTCATCATAGACATTGCCTTTCGTCAGCACCATCCAGCACAGTTTTAGTCGTATCCACCAAGATAATTTGATGGGGTTGATGCCCTCACGCCAGTAGCTAAAGTACAGTTCTTCCTCATCGTCAAACTTAGTGACGAGCATACCTTCGCTATGACAATCGCATTTTATGAATTTTTCTCTGTCAGCCATTATCCTCTCCTTCGTCCCACGTTTTCCTCGTCTTCTATATCTTCGTGTTGAGTGGTATGTTCCAAAATGGAACTAACCTCTTTCATCTTCCACGCTATATACCAAACACCCGCAGCAATTATATAAAAGGGTATTTGCAGTAATAAAAGGTATTCAATCATTTCTTGTTCAAAAATCCTTTAGCTTAGTTGGTAACTCATTTATCTCTAGAATGTTTGCTGAGTTATCAGTCTTGAATCTAAACGCGGTTGTTTCCTCCCCGCTGAATGTCAGCACTCTTTCTTTAACAACTATTTCTTTAAAAGGCTTAATTCTGATTAGCTTAATCGTGGCTTTCACTGGAGCCTTGTCCGCTTTGGAATAAACATGGACATTAACAATGTTTTCCCCCGCTGTGACGCCACGAAACGATACTATCTCTTCGTTTTTATTTACGACTTTCCCCTTATTCTCTGGAAGAGTATTGTTCCTAGACTTACCGAGTGCATCGTGGTCTAAGCTGATCAAGCTCCCATCTCCACCTTCCCTTCTGTTGAAGCTAATCAAGTGGCCAGAAGCGGACTTAACATATATATCCAAGTCATCCTCACTTTCTCCGTCCCAAGTTAAGATTACTTGAAAAATTGTGTTCGGTGGCCTCATCTTTTTTTTGTCGTCCTCTGTCTTCAGGAGAAACAGAATAGCCACGAGCATCAACAAGCAGCAGAACAGGGTGTCGATGAATGGTTTGAATGTGAAATATTTTCTTTTCATCTCAGAAAATGGTCTATCAGTTTCATTATTATAGCTCCGACAAATCCAAAAATTATAACTCCTCCGCAAAGACCCATGAAAATGATCACGAAATCCCTCATTCTTCTGTGTCTAACTCGAATTTAAGAAGCATGAGTTGCAACTGGAGAAGGAGGCTAAATACAATACCGCAGATCGTAGTATAGAACGCCGTGTTCAAGCCATGCTTCAGCCCAGCTACTACTTGACTTACTGACACCGAATCAGAAAGATTTCCTTTAGTAGCAACACAAAGGCCAATGATTGTCCCAAGAAGACCAAGGGAAAAGAAATGTTCCGCGCAAAACCATCCGACTTCTGCGCGTTTACTTAACTCTCTCCTGTCTTTCGTTTTGACTGCTACGTCTGCTTTGTAAGCTATGTGACCTATAAAACAAGTAACCAAAAAATATAAGGATATAATTGCTATCGTTAAATGGGAGACATCATTTTTTACCATAGTAGAGAGTGCTCCTTTTTGTTCAGCAAAAAAAATCGCTGTTAACAAAATGGCATTAAGGAGAAACCACTTAACGAAGGTAGTCATCTTGGATTTTTTCAAAAATTTCATTATAGGTTCAATAATCTGTTTAAGTCTTCATGATTTTTAACTTCTGGATACTTATTTTGAAGGTCGATCAAAATTATCTTTTGCGAGTGAGTCAGAGGCTCATACCGACCTCCTCCTTCTTTCCTCCAATTATAGGATCGCCTGATATTCTCACTTGCCGTACACCAGCATAAATTATCTAAATCATTGTTAAGTTTATTGGAGTCGATGTGATCTACGATATCATATATTTCAGGCTGCGGATTTTTAATGAAGGCACGAGCCATAACCCTATGTAAGCTTAACGAGTACCCACCCGCACGAATTGCGATGTATTGATTTCTTAAGAAGGGGGTTAGATTTTTTCCTCTTGTCATGCCATACACACTCCCGTCCCTGTACACCTTGTACTGTTTAGGTTTTATCCTTGGATCAACTTTCGACAAGTCTACCCACTTTTTTTTATTCTGAGAACAGAAGGCCATAGGAGTTAGCTGTATATTAGTTATATACACTTTTTTCTCCATGAAATTTGGGAGAAAATGATGGAAATGGTACTCCCGCTGGGACTCGAACCCAGAACCCTCTGTTTAGAAGACAGATGCTCTATCCAATTGAGCTACGAGAGCTACTACTTCCCTTGGAAAAAGTTGTCGTATTTGATGAAAACCTCTTCTCCTCTGGATATGTCAAACATGGCGTAAACTGAACCGTTAGCATCGAATCGGGCGTTTGGATTGTCAGAATGATTCATGTAAGCACTGATGTTTAAGGTATTTAGTGTTCGATACGGGATATACACAAAAGAGTCCTGACTCTTCGAGAAGAAATCGAGAACCATTGATTTGACCTCCTCATCTGCCACATCGAAAACTTTTTCAGGTACTTTAAAGAATTTGTCGTATCGAGAAGTCTCTGGGAAGAGATTAGTATTGGAGGCAACATCCCTAACGGCAAAAACCCCCACGCCGTGAACTTCCGAAGGTTTTATTCTGCAATAAGTGCATTCTATTATTGCTTGTGCTATTCGAGCCTCTTCCTCGTGCTCTTCTTTAGAGTTGGCAGATTTGATTTTCTCCATTTTTTACTATGATTACCTTAGCCCCTAAAAAATCCTTTATATCTAATTTTACTTCATCAGTCAAACGATCTGGAGCTTGAGCCATGATTAAGTTTATTTCCCCTAAAACTTTTGACCTCTCACATTTGCAGCATTTTCTGAAGTATTTGACCTTCGCAAACACCGCTTGAAGAAACTCAGAACTAGCAATCAGATCGGGGGAATCCTTTTCTATCTTGCCTAAAAATTCCCCAACGCTAATCACGAGTTCGTCATTCATTTATACAGTTTACACATCACGAAGTATAACATGAGTGAAAACACAAACGTCACAGGAGCAATTGAGAACGACAAGTCAAAGACGAGTACCGAAAATAACGACAACCAAAACCCAAGACAGAAAGCACATGAGATCATTCTAGTAAAAAAACAATCGTGCTCCATCACAAGATACTGGGGGTAGCTGACAAAATTTGTGAAGTCTTGCGCCGTATGATTCTCGAAGCCAACTATGTCAAAAGGCATGTCTAGACGAAACAACTTAGCATACTCAACGAATGCTTCGGTCTCAAACCAAACGATCAATATTGCCGTGCATAGACACACAGACTCCAGTATTTCAATTATCATATATCGTCCACCCTAAGGAATGTTTCGGGTTCGGTTTCAAACAGTACTTTCACCTTTTTACAACGATCATTTGCAGGATTGGGTAGCCCTGCTTAAAAATTACTTCTTCTGCTGACTTGTGTTTGTCAACGGTGAACAATGGGTTAATCTGCTCACCGAAAGGATCATCTTCCCAATCCTTAAGCTTATCCCCTCTCTTAATTCCTGCTTTGTATGCCTCTCGCTTGTCTATCGAAAGTAATCCGCTCTGTATCCTGTAACCAACTCCCCCACGGAAATGGTAAGCTGGTTGGATAAACATAACATCCCATTTTTTAGAAGACTTTATCATCCAAGGGGTAACAAATTTAAAAACAGTCCCAAGCTCTCTTTGCTCGACAGGGAAGTCTTCCAAGAATCTGTCTGGGAAACTATCGACTAGGAAATGAGCACAAGCCACATCGAATGGAGCCCTGATTATGTAACCAGAATGAATGATTTTATTTATACCGTGACATTTCCTTAATGGGTGGCCCTCCTTAAACCAAGGAGGAGTAATGTCTTTAGACAGAACAGGGGGAAACATTTTATAGCATTCTACTAAATAGTTTACGCTTTCCTCTGTCGGTTTTATCTTGGCCTTCTCCAAGTAACTAGTTGCAAAACTTTCCAAGTCGTAAGACTGAAACTTAACATCACCAAAATCAACTTCTTCAATCATAAGCCTGTGGAGCCGAAGCCTCCGTCTTCCCTGCTGGATGAATCGAGGGAGTTAACTTCTTCCCAATTCGCATCGTAGCATTTTTCTATAATTAATTGCGCTATCCTATCTCCTTTTTGTACCTCGAATGCCAAGCGAGACCCGAAAAATTTACCGTAGACATTCTCAGGCTCAGGGATATTAAAATTTGCTAGAATTACGCCCACATCCCCCCTGTAAGAAGAGTCAATGACTCCACCCATCACCATTATTCCATTTTTGGCAGCGAGTCCACTGCGAGGAGCTATCCTGCCGTAATACCCCTCCGGTATCTCTACGGCAATACCCGTTCTAACAATCCTCCGGTACATGGGTTCTATCCTGAGCGTTTCAATGCTATACAAGTCGTACGCTGCATCACCAACTTTTGCCCTTGTTGGTTCTTCTGCTCCATCGATAAGCTTAACGTATTTTATATTAAGTAATTTCAACTATCCTTTTCTCCCAATGTCTAGTTCGGCAGTTCTTAAGAAGTACCCAGTATAACCTTTCGGGTTCCGTCAGCAACTCTGGTGGAATCTCTTTGTCTATGCAAGACTTTATAGGGGCCAGCTTCCCGATAGAGAAGGTGTTCTTATTAAAGACATCCTCCCTCGTCGTTTGACAGTCAAACATCCTGCAACCAAACGGAGAGTGGTCGTGAACCATGCAGTTCCCATCATTGTAGTTTACGCAAGCCCCATCATCGTCGTTTGACTTAGGTATTAAGACAGGAAGAAAGCTAGAGCACTCGTTAAAATAAAAAGTCGTAGAAATAAGGTGGGATTTACCCCACTCTATCACTTCTTTTGAAGGAGCAAGGGAAGACAGTTGATCAAAGCCCGTTACTTTGCCGTATGCCTGTAAATCATCAGGGAGTAGATAGCTAGGACAATTTATGCAGTTCTGCTTGCATTGACCACAAGAACAAAAAGTCCTCTTAAATGGAACAGAAGAACCATCATCTAGTAACATATCTGATCATACCCTTCCCTCCTAAAGTCAAAAATCAATTTTACCCCAAACTCTTCAGCTAAGCTCATGGAACTTTTATCTCTTTCATATACATCAGCGTAGATGACTTTCTTAATGCCATAGGAGGAGATTGTTTTCAAGCAGTCATTGCACGGAAGCAAGGTGACCGCAATAAGAGAGCACTCTCCGGGTCGCACATATCTTAATGCATTTATTTCCGCATGGATCACCCTCTTCCTTCTTTCGTCTCTATTAGACCAGTCTATCTCAACTTTAGGTGGTGGACCATTATACCCTAGCCCCCCAATACTGTTGTCGTGCCTTAAGGCACAAGCCCCAACCTTGATGTATGGGTCTTCGCTTCGACAGCGAGCCACCTTCGCCAATTCTATTGCATATTGTTCCCAAGTTACCCTCATCTTCCCATCTCCTGTTCTCACCTGTATCATAAAAAAACACTTTGTGCAAAGGAAATCTAGAGGTTAATATGTGAGCATGAATTTACTGGAGACATCTAACAAACTTTTTGAGTTCTTCTTGACGCGGGACTGCTTTGTGATAGATGAAAACTTAAAGGATATTGTCACAATTACTGACGACCCTGAAAGGGATAAGGCTTGCATTCTCGGTTCATTAAGGACACTCGAAAAAATTGAATGTGTTACAGAAGTGGAAATGAATAACAAAAGTTATTGGTTCCTGAACAGACCAGCGGAGTCCCTAGAGCAAGAAGTAACCCTTCATGGCCCGACCTCTCAAATGATAGCTGATATCATAAACAACTTCAGCGCGGTCATCGAAGATAAGACTGATGTATGTGATTCCAAGTCTATAGAAGAAAAAGACATTCGGAGCTTGATCTTTATTACGAACTACTTTATTTCTCAGAGCAACGGCAACGCCGAAGAAGAATAAAAGGTAAAATCCTTTTCATCCCGCTGAGAGAAAACAGTAGGGTTTCCCAAGGTGAGACAACGACGAGGTGCTTTGCACTGTCAGGGCTTAGAGCATAAGTCCACAACCAAAGGGACTGCTCTGATGTGACACACATCAAAAAAAACTGGTGGATAATTCCCACCGCATTACCCCAGCGTGATGAGGGTAGTCATCGTAAGCAGTTTTCAAGCACAGTTTCTGCGCCTATTGTAAGGTAGATGGCTTCAGTCTTGTACTGATCTGTGTCTATCTGTGGTGTCCCGCCCACGTAAAAAACAGTACGGGCCTCGAAAGAAAGATAGATATTCAGATTCCCCCCCTTCTGGGGGGGTTCTATCTTAATTTCCTAAAAGAAAGTATTATATTCCTCTAAGACTAAACGTACACTTTGCCAGACCATCTCTGTCTTAGCAAAAGAGGAAACCATCCTTTGATTATATTAGACCACTCAAGGCTTTCTTCGGTCTTATACTTATCTATGAACTCTGAACTCACTGTTTCGGGGTGGACGTACCAATCTTCAAAAGGGTTTTCGCACCTAACATCTGAGAACATTCTTAAATACCCATTCCTCTCAAAGATTTTACGAGATACATCCCTCGTACATTCGAAGTTTCCGCAGCAGTATATATCGTGCTCAAAAGTCACCACCGAGAATATGTGATTACCCATTACCTCTCTTTCTAGTTTATCAATAGTTACTAATGTGGAGCCATTTGATGGCTCTAAGTCTAAAGACAGGTAGTCAATCACTGGTGGCAAATCTGAAATCTTGAAAACGGCTCCGTAATCTACCAACTGGGCATCTGATATAATATATTTTGACTTGGGTCTTTTAGTCTTATACCCTTCTTCATATCTGGAATCCATTTCCACCATTAAACCCCTCCAGCCGTATGAGTTCTCCAAAAGGTAAGTATTGTTTCCCTCAACGGCGTGGCACGAGCCTAGCTCCACGAATGTACCCTCTCTTTTCTCCCCAGTTGCCTTTAGAGCGAAAAGGTCTTGGCCAGCTTGACTATAAAACTCAAGTTCAGATTCGCTCATGACAATGAAGAGTATACTGTTCAGAGCAAAATATAAAAAAGTTTTTTTATCTTTGACAGAATTAATACCCTAAATATGCTTTAACCGTGGATAATTGTCGGGTGATTGGGATTTCTGGAGTAGCGAAATCAGGAAAGGATCAATTCTTTAGGCTCCTCAAGCAAAAACTTGAGAAAGCTGGAGTTGAGACTCACAGGTACGCCATAGCTGATAGACTAAAGGAGGAGCTAAGGAATTTCGTCGGGTGGTATTACGAATTTGACTTAATGTCATGCTCTCCAGAGCTAAAAGAAGACATGAGACCACTCATGGTTTTCCACGGGACTCACATGAGGAAAATAACAAAAGGCAGATACTGGATAGATTTCCTGTCTAAGCAAATAGAAAGAGACGAGCCTGAAGGTGTTGTGTGCATAACGGATGTTAGATTCGATCAGCATGATGTCGATGAAGTTGATTGGCTTAAGAATGAATTGGGAGGAAAACTCATTCATATTTCCAGATACACGGAACTGAAAGACACCGGAGCATTAAATCATATCACAAGTGGCGTGGTATCTAATGCTAGAAGCTACGTGAGGCCAGCTAACGAATTTGAAAAAGCGAACGACCCTAAGCTAAAAGAAAAAGCGGACTATAAAATAGAGTGGCCTACCGTGTACGGATCACTCGAAGATGTAGATCAGGAACTGTCGAAACATGTAGATGACTTTTGGGAATGGTTTACGAATGACTAAGTATGAGTTCACAGTCCAACAAGTGGGAAATCGGATTATGCATTCCTATTGTAGCCGTAAAGCCAACATTCATGGCGTATTCAAAAGACGGCGATATTTTTGATTACTCGCTGACACTAGTTAAGAAAAGTTTCTTTTTCGGCCACTACTCTTTTGCTGAATTAGCAATTAAGAATATAGTCACAGGAGAAGAGGAGAGGGATACCCGCTCGTTTACAAGAACGGAAAATAAAGAACTTAAGAACTACATGAAGATGCCAAGGGAAATATTCCGTGGACATGAGATAGATGTCCTCTTGTTCGACGGTAAGAAGAAAATGCCTTGGTCATCATATAAAGGTTTATTAGCATTATGGAAACAAACGAACTCCTAGGGACAATACCTGATATTTTTTTAGTCGATAAGATTAAAGAAGGTGGGTGCGAAAGAAGCATTAAGGGGATCATCAAAAGGCATACGCCTCTTTGCATGAAGATAATCAGAAGATACACCCCTGCTATGGTCGTGACTAATTCCTTCCATCCAGAAATGTATAAAGAGATGAACGTCTTAATATATCAATCTGCGATTTCATTCAACCCAGATAAAAAAGTAAAGTTTTCTACTTGGCTTGGAAATCAGACAAGATACTTCTGCCTAAATATACTCAACAAGTCATCGAAAAGAATAAGACTTCTTATGGTGGACTGCGAAGACGTTGACGTAATAGCCTACAACGATGTGCAGCCAAGCTCTTTAGTCGATAGCGCAGATATTCGAGATTACATATTTAATATTCTAGACCAGATGAAAGACGAAAGAATAAAGAAGGTATTTAAGATAAGATATTTCTCCTGCAACAGGAAGCTTACTCCTTGGGAAAAGATAGCAAAAGACTTGTGCGTGAGCACTCAGACAGCTATTAACCTTCATAACAGAGGCAAAGTAATCCTAAAGAAGAAGCTTTCGAGCAGAAACATGAATCAGATGGACAAAATTTAGTTGACTTCTAAATTTAGACCAATACCCTAAGGGGAACTATGAGTACTAACACTACCGAACAAGAGAAAAAGAAGAGCGAATGGGACAACAGAGAAGTTGGAGCCCTTTGGCTTAACACGGGTAAGACAAACAATAAATACTACTCCGGTAGCCTTACCCTCAACAAAGGCACTTCTGAAGAACAGAAAGTTAAAATTCTTGTCTTCAAGAATAAATACAAGGAAGAAGGATCGAACAAGCCAGACTTGGTAATGTACGAAGATGACAGACCCCCGAAAGATGGTAGCGCAAGTAACTCCACCGCACCACAAGCCGAGGAAGAAGAACAGCTTATCTAAACGATAATGAGTGAGATTGCTGTTCACTTACCCGTCAATGGGGTATCGTTTGGTCAAGTTTCTGTAGGGCTTCTCAGGGAGATGCACAAGAGGGAAACCTCTCCGTGCATTTTCCCTGTGAACCCAACGAGTATCGATCTTAGTACTCAGTGCGTTGAGACTGATTTCAAGAAGTGGCTAGAGGGCAACATTAACAAGTCGCTTGGGACGCATAAAAGGTCCGATCCAATATTTAAGCTCTGGCATCTGAATGGCTCCCTCGAAAGCTACAGCGACAAGCAAGTTCTCTTCACTTTTTATGAGCTTGACCAACCGACTCAGCAAGAAATCAACATTGCCAGAAATCAACATAGGGTCATAGTAAGCTCCGAGTACTCGAAGAGTATACTCGAAAACAGTGGCCTAAATAATGTTTCTTACGTCCCTTTGTTCTTCGATAAAGAGTCCTTTAAGAAGAAGGACAAGAACTATTTTACTGACGACAGGGTTACTTTTAATCTTACCGGAAAGTTCGAGAAAAGAAAGCACCACCAAAAAATTATTCGCGCTTGGGCTAAGAAGTTCGGCAATAATAAAAGGTTTTCTTTGCAATGCGCTACGTACAACTCTTTCCTTAAGGAAGAGGATAACCAAAACATTATCAACTCCATACTGGAGGGGAAAGCCTACGATAACATAAGTTTTCTTGGGTACATGTCTAAGAATGATTTGTACAACGACTTTCTTAATTCTGGTGATGTTATCCTCGCTTGCAGCGGAGGCGAAGGATGGGGATTACCGGAGTTTCACTCGGTAGCGATGGGGAAACATGCAGTTACATTAAATGCTCATGCGTACAAAGGCTGGGCAGATGAAAGCAATTCGATTTTTATAAATCCCACAGGTAAAACCGAAGTCTACGATGGGATGTTTTTCCTAAAGGGACAACCATACAATCAAGGGTCTATCTTCGACTTCGATGATGAGGAATTTATTACTGCTTGTGAGCAAGTGATTGAAAGAGTAGGGGAGAGCAGGGTTAACAAAGCTGGACTCCTACTCCAAGAAAAATTCACTGTCGAAAAGACTCTTGATGGAATACTGGAGCAGTTTTGAAGACGGTAGTATTTTGGCCTTACGTATACGAAGATCATCTTCAAGACGCAAGTTGGTCTTGGGCGACGAGGTTTAATTGGCTATCCCAAGCGTTCCAAAGCGAGGGGTATGAAGTTCTTCAGCATCCAAAATTCCTTTGCGATCTAAAGGGTTCTAAACCATATGACGGGGAATCTGATTGTGATATCGTAGTCTACAATCACTGTGATATTACCCAAGTGAAAGGGGATGTCATTAACGCTGGTAAAACCTTTATTTTTAAGCCTACGGTTCCAGACGGAAAACAAACCACGTTAGATGAATTAGGCTACGGCTCCTACTCCTCAATAACTTACGACAAACCGGACTTCGAAAGTATCAGCGACGAAGAGTCTGGGAACTTCTTTGATACCCGTGTCAAAGAATGGAAGGATAAGAATACATCCAAATGGGGCGAAAACCATTTCGAGCCACGAAACAACTTAATAAAAGAAAATGACTACTATTTGGTAGTGGGTCAATGCGGTGGAGATTCTGTTGTAAATCACCAAGACTTTGGTTCGTACTTTGATAAGCTTAAGTCAGTAGTCAATTACCTTTTAGCCTTAAAAGACAGGCATGTTGTTGTAAAGCTTCACCCGTATATGAACGGGCACAGCTATGTAAAGGGAAGAGATAAGGATTACATAGCGGAATTCAAACATCAGTATGAGTCAATCTCTGGAAACGGAGATGTAACTATCATAGGAGACTTTACTTCTATTCATTCGCTACTCCCTGATTCTTACTGCGTCGTCGTTGGTAATTCTGGCGCGGGTTTTGAGGCGATGATGCATCACAAGCCGATCATCAGCTTCTGTTTTCCAGAGTACCACTGGGTTACATACGATCTAAGAAAGTTATGCGACATACATAGGGCGGTAAAGGTAGATGAATGGTTTGACGAAAAATTAAGCGATAAATTCCTTTGCTGGTACATGGACAAATACTGTTTTTATGATGATCAGTCCGCAAAAAGGAGAATTAAGGAACTAATTTAAAATGCCTATCTATCAATTCAGCAACCCAGAAACAGATGAGGTCATCGACATCGTACAGAAGATGAAAGACGAGCATGTCTATATCGACGATAAGGGTCTAGAATGGGAAAGGGTCTGGATGATACCTAACGCCTCTATAGATACTCAAGTTGACCCATTTGACTCTAAGAAGTATTTAGATGCGACCCGAAAGAAACAGAACATGGGCGATATGTTTGACCAAGCACGAGAACTTAGTGAGAAGAGAGCACAGCAAGCGGGTGGCGAAGACCCAATAAAGAAAAAATATCTCAAGGAGTACAGCGAGAAGAGGGGCGGTAAGACGCACCCTGATCAAAATAAAGATAAGACCGTGGAACTAGACTTAAGCAAGATAGTCAAGAAAATTTCTTAGACGAAAGTTTAATGTTCTAAAGTACACATGTTAAAAGTCTTTTATCTTTATAAGTTGATTCGAGCACATTTTTAGCTAACCTAGGGCTCCTTGGATGTAATCTAAATTTAGACAGGACTCTACGATAATGAAGATGAAGGTAATCAACGTTAAGAAACGCAACGGTAGGCTAGAAAAACTAGACATCAACAAAATCAATTTATGTGCCAAGAGAGCTTGTGAAGATTTGGAAAACGTTTCAGCTAGTGAAGTGGTGATAGACGCCCACATCCAGCTTTACGATAAGATTACCACGAAAGAAATAGACAAGGCACTTATTATGAGTGCTAGGGCCAAGATAGAAAAGGAGCCTAACTATTCTGCGGTGGCTTCAAAGCTTCTTCTAGGAAACACCTATAAGGAAGTTTTCATAAGCAGCGTAGATAAAGATTCGTTCGACCATCAGTACAGACTTTCTTTCATTAAGAGCATAAAGACTTTAATCAAAGAAGAAATCCTATCAGAAAGCTTACTTGAGTTTGATCTCAAGAGACTCTCTCAGGAATTAGTTCTAGAAAGGGACTATAAATTTAAATACTTAGGACTCCAGATTGTATGCGATAGATACCTCCATCATATAAACGGCGTGACAATGGAAACCCCACAATCTTTTTGGATGAGAGTGGCTATGGGACTCGCGCTTGACGAGAAAGATAAGAATGAAAAAGCAATCGAGTTTTACAACGCAATTTCTGAATTTCGTTTATGTTGCTCAACTCCTACTCTGTTTAATAGTGGCAGTACCCATAGTCAGTTGTCTAGCTGTTACCTTAATACTTTCGATGATTCCATTGATGGTATATTTGAAGGTCTCTGGCAAGAAGCCAGAAAAAGTAAGTTCGCTGGTGGTCTTGGTTTCGATGTTACCCCTTTTCGTGCTAGTAATTCTTATGTTAAAGGTACTAACGGAAAAAGTTCTGGGCTTATTCCTTGGCTAAAGCTTTACAACGATACTTTAATTGCCGTTGACCAAGGCGGGAAAAGACCGGGAGCAGGGTGTGCCTACCTTGAACCTTGGCACTTAGATATAGAGGACTTTCTAGATTTAAGGAAAAATACTGGTGACGAACGTCGGCGTTGCCATGAGATGAATACCGCTAACTGGCTTCCTGATCTTTTCATGAGGAAGGTGGGGGCAGATGAGGATTGGTATCTTTTTTCCCCTAACGAAACTAGGGATTTACACGAGCTTTTTGCTCACGAATTCGATAAAAGGTACGAAGAGTATTGTAGATTGGCTGACGATGGGGAATTAAAGAACTTTAAGGTCATGAAAGCCAAAGACCTCTGGAAGAAGATGCTTCGTTCTCTTTTCGAAACAGGACACCCTTGGATGACCTTCAAAGATAACTCGAATCTGAGATACTCGAATAGTCACGAAGGAGTAGTTCATAGCTCAAATCTCTGCACAGAAATCTTTCTTCATACAAAACCATCTACGTTCAACCCAGACGGAACGAAGAGTGAAATAGGGGAAACCGCCGTATGCAACCTTAGCTCTGTTAACCTCAAGGAGCACCTTAACAAAAAGGGCGAATTAGATTTTAAAATGCTCGCTAAGACGATAGCCCTCCAAATGAGGATGCTGGATAACGTCATAGACCTTAACTTCTATCCCACAACAGAGGCAAGGAAGGCTAACCTTAGTCACAGGCCAGTAGGTGCTGGTACGATGGGCTGGGCAGACGTTTTCAACTCCTATGAAATTAGCTACTCTTCTGATGACGCGGTTAAAATGTCGGACGAGTTATATGAATTTATCTCGTACCATTGCATACTCACATCTTCAGCGTTAGCTAAAGAAAAGGGAGCTTACAGCACTTACGAAGGCTCAAAGTGGAGCGAAGGTATTCTACCTATTGACACATACAAGAACCTAATGGAGTATCTTGGTCAGAAGCCGATAGTCCACAGAGGTAAGAAATATGCTCCAGAGGTTGATTGGAAAATTGTCAGGAATCATATTCGCGATCATGGGATACGCAATTCTAATACTATGGCAATTGCTCCTACTGCAACTATATCTTATATCCAAGGCTGCTCTCCTTCTGTCGAACCCGATTTCTCGGTTCTTTTCGTCTACGAAAACAAATCGGGAAACCTAATGATCACCAACGAGTGGTTCGTTGAAGAATGCAAGAAGCTGGATATTTGGTCTCCATCCTTCATCGACTTATTAAAGTCAGTAGATGGCGATGTACGCCAGTTGAATGGGGAGCTTCCAGATCACTTAAAAGATAGGTTTTGCACTGCTTTTGACCACAACCAGTTCAAATTAGTTGACTCCGCTGCTGCTAGACAGAAGTGGATAGATATGGGCCAAAGCCTGAATCTCTTCAATAAAAACACTTCTTTAAAGTACTTGAATGATCTTTACTTTCATGCTAGAAACTCTGGACTTAAGTCTACTTACTACTTGAGGAACAAAGCTGCCAGTAAGATAGAGAAAACAACAAACGAGCAACAGAGCCCAGCAAAAGAGACAGAAGAAGAATTGTCTTGTAGCTTAGAAGCGATGGCTAAAGGTGAAACTTGTGAAAGTTGCCAATAGAAAGGATAGAGGATGACCCAAAAAAAATTGAGGCAAGAAGTAGTAGCTGTCCTTGTTAAGTATTTAAACGAGGAGAAAGGTAAGCCAGAGAACTTTCAAAGATTTGGGAGTAAGGACGACGAATGGATACCAAGTGACATTACGGACGAAGTGGAGTTTAAGCAACTGGGTTTAGATTCACTCGATATGGTTGAGCTTCTAATGGTATTTGAAGATGGCCTTATGGATGGGGATTTGTATCTAGACGAAAAAATATTTAGGACAATCCCAACTTTTGGGAACGCATTAAAGGAGATTGGAAAATATGTCAAACGAGTTGAATCAGAGAAGAAAGAGAAAGCCACGAGGGCGAAAAAGTCACCCAAGAAAAAAAGCAACAAAGGTGAAAAGCAAGCTGGAAAGAAAGTACGACCCCGAAAGAAAACGGGAACTTCTGGAACGGTTGGAGGGCCTAGTAACTGAAGACCAAATTTTTGCTAGGATATACGCCTTCGAGGGCATCTATAGTCACATCTGTGAACAAATAGAATTATCTAAGGAAGGGCAAGACAGGTACAGGAGAAGAGAGATGATTCGTCTTCAGATAGCAAAAGAAAAAATAGAATTCCTTCTTGAGGAAGGCAAAGACGCTGCTAAGGAAATGGGTCTTGATGGATGAAGAAAAGCGGAATTATATTAGGCGATAAGGTCGCCGTCGTAGGGCAGATACTACCTCATAAGCATCCAGAGGTATGGAAAATGTACCTTGATGGAGTGGGCAATAATTGGACCCCGACAGAAGTTGATATGTCCAAAGATATTGACCAATGGAAAGATGGGCAAACGCTCTCCAAGGATGAACAGCTTTTAGTGCGAAGATGCCTAGGCTTTTTCGCTGGCACGGAATCACTTGTGGGAACGAATCTGCTGACTACCGTAGCCAAGTGGGTAACCGACGCTGAGTGTCGTCAATACCTACTACGTCAAGCGTATGAGGAGTCTTTACACAACTGGACTGTCGTTACTTGCTGCGATAGCTTCAATCTGAAGGTAGATGAAGTCTACGAGGCTCACCTTAATATTCCCTCTATCAAGGCTAAGGATGATTTCCTTATGGAGATAACGACTGATATCCATCGTGAAGATTTTTCGACTAAAACAGTAGAAGGTAAGAGAGAATTCCTCAGGAATCTCATATCTTATTACTTAATAGCAGAGGGTACTTTCTTTTTTAGTGGCTTCGCTATGATTCTGGCTCTTGGTAGACAGAATAAGCTCCAAGGGTTGTCGGAGCAGATAAGGTTTACGTTAAGGGACGAATCAATCCACATCAAATTCGGAACGTACTTGATCAATGCCATATGTGATGAAACCCCATCGATATGGACTAAAAAGTTCGAGGAAGAGACCACCGAGCATATCAAGAAAGCGGTGCAACTAGAAATAGATTACGCCCATGATGTATTACCGCGAGGTATACTTGGGCTAAACGCGGAGATGTTCGTTGACTACATGCAGTACATAGGGAACAGGAGATTAGAAGGAATAGGGATAGAATACAGATTTGAAAGTGATAGCAACCCATTCCCTTGGCTCTCTGAGATCGTAGAAACCGGAGCTATGACAAATTTCTTTGAAAGAAAAGTAAAAGACTACCAACATAGTGGTAATCTAGTAGACGATTTTTAGTAACCATGAAAACAACAGTAGTACTAACCGTAGGGTTGCTCTTTATTGCAGCAACAGGATGTTCGACAACCGCTAAATTCCCTAGCTTAACTCTAGGTGGTGCAGCGAACAAGGATGCAGTTCTCGATATGAGCCTTTCTAAAAAGGGCTTTGGGATCACTGCTCCTCTTGTGAATGTCGATGTTCCATTTCCGAGTGCCAAAGCAGAAGAACCTATTAAATAGTTTTTCTTTACACTCAGGACACCCCCCGACCTAATAGTTGGGGGTTTTTTTGTGTAAACCATAACGTGACCAAAGGAATTGCTAACCTAATCCTAAAGCTTAAAAAAGAAGCTGTAGAGGAAGGATTCAATTTAAAATGGATCGAGATAAAATCCGATAACATTGTGATATTAGCTAACGAAGGAAAGCATAAGGCATGTTTCCTTTCGAAGGGCGATATAAAAGGGGAAATAATCGGTTACGAAATTAACGTTAAAAAATTCTTATGGGCAGAAGAAGAAGGCTTCACAGTGGAGTATATGGTAGAACAAATGGCTGAAGAAGTATTCCAGATCATTGATCTAGACGAAATAATTGACCACCTTAAATAGTTTGTGTCTCTAGCTGCTTTTGAATCGTGTAATCTAACTTAGAATGGACTACCAGATACTTGTAAATATTTCTGTAGGAATCGTCACCCTAATGGGCGGATGGGTTTTCAAAATGATTTTAGGTCACATCAATGAGATCAAATCAGACCATAACGACCTGATAGCTAAACACCATGCAGACATGGAAAAAATGACAACCAAATATATCGATTTAGCCCTTCAACTTCCGAAAGAATACGTTAGTAAGGAAGATTTCAAACAGTTCACAGAGCGTATGAACGACAGATTTGATCGTCTTGATGAAAAAATAGATGACCTAGCTAAGAAATAGCTATAAAAAAAACTTGACGATTTTTTAACTCCCCTGTATATTCCTATCTGAACCCCTTGGTTAAACCCAACAGAAAAGGAATACATATAATGATAGCTAAATTAAGCGAGATAGATCATAAGGTACTTGCTGAAGCCTCTACATTGCTTAGTAAAAAAGCAGAGATTCAGCAGCAAATAGAACAAAAACGGGCAGAATTCGAACAAAGCCTCAAACCACTAGAGAAAACCGTAGAAGAAATTGATGAAAGGATTGACTCTCTGGAAATGAGTCTAACACCTAAAAGAAACGGTAGCATTCCAGCACGAGTGGGTAAGAAAAAAGGCACTCCCCGTGGAGCAACAAAGGCCAAGGTAGTCGAATACCTCAAAGTCAACCCATCAGGGGTTACTCAAGCCGATATAGCCAAAAAAACTGGAGTTGCACCAGCTTACGTAAACTATCTATTAGCCGACAAGAAAGTCTTCACAAAGAAGGCAGGAAGAGGCGGGATGGTTAAACTAAAGGCTTCCAAACTTACAAATTAGAATGGCCTAAAAACAACAAAGAATAAAATATACACTTAGGCGAGGGAAACCTCGCCTTTTTTTTTGTTAAAATATCTTTCTCATGCTCTTCATTTGACCCAGTAAAAGGGGGGTGTTTTCGCACCTAATATACTCCGCTTTGATAGTCATGGGGTAATCTAGCCTAGTATCTATTCTAACGCCTTCCTCACGCCATTCTGGGACAATAATGTCATCTATGAAATCAAACCAACCACGCTTTTTAAGAAATTTCCAATATCTGTCCACCGTGTCCTTTTCTGCTTCAAGCACAACTGAGTAGTCCAAGTCCTTCTTGGCTACCATCGTAAGGAATCTGAAGTAAAGTCCTTCAGAAGGTGGGTCGGAGCTTAATTCTGATACGATAATCAAATTCACATCAATATTATATTACACTTTAGCTAGTCTAATCTCAACATTTAGAGTACCATAATCGCGATGAGGATTTTATGGCCTGACATTCACATGACGCTTACGAAGTCAATGGCAATGGCCTTTGATGCCTTAGGCCACGAGATGCTAATCCCGTCTTCGGATTACAAGATCACTCATTGGCCAAACCCACCAGTGAACCAATTCGTATGGAACACAGAGTGGACAGACGAAATGGTCAAAAAAGAAATTAAGACTGACAATGTTAGGGTGGTCTCCAAGGAGGAGATACTTGATATAAAGCCAGACGTTGTTTTTGTTACTGGTTATGAAAATCAATTTGAGGTACTAAGGGAGCTTTGGCCCTTCCTGTCTGGGACAAGCAAGTTAGCTTTCTACAGTGGTAACGACTACTGGGAGGATGCTTATCCTTGGTATATGATTGAAAATTATCTATGTGCCGATCAACTTGCCGTGGGTTTGTGTCAAAAATATGAAAAACGTTTTCTGAATTACAGACCTTGGATAGATTACGATCAATTCAAGTTCAAAGAGAATACAGATGGGAATATTTTAGGTTCATACATTTCGGAATACGACAAAACTTTTCCTAAAGAATACGAGTTCGTCAAAAATCTTCAGTCAGAGTGTGGCTACCTTGATTTTAGAATTAATAGTCACTCCACCAAAGAAGAAACCGCGAAGTGTATGGAAGAGAGCGTTGGGACTATTCACGTTAAAGGATTAGAGGGCTACGGTTTTGCAATAATTGAGAGCATGGCATGTGGGAGGCCAGTTTTTCTTCACAGGGAATTAGCAGAAGGAAAGTCTTACATGAATTGGGCTGTAGAAAACAATACTGCTCTATTCTTTGGGAACGCTCTTGAATTTATGGCCAAGTCCAAGGCGTTAGTAGAATGCAAAGAGTATCGACACTTCGTTCAGAAGTCCTGCTCTATAACTATAAGGAAGCTGGTTAACAACGAACAACAGACAGAGCTTCTTGGCATTTTCTTGGATGAATTATTATGAGGGAAGTATACGACTGCTTTATGTTCTACAATGAAGTTGAGATACTTCAACTAAGGATAAGAGAACTCTACGATTCTGTTGACTACTTCGTGATAGTCGAGGCAAAAAATAAGCATCAAGATGGAGAGGAAAGGGAGACCGTCTTCGATAAGATAGATAAAAGAAAACTATCAAGATACAAAGACAAGATAAAATACTTTCAGGTTGGTCTAGAGAAGACGACCCCATTTGACAGGGAGAACGAACACAGAAACAAAACGTATACGTGTGTCAGAGGGCTGGAGCCAGATGACGATGATATCATTCTGGTATCAGACCTAGATGAAATGCCAAACAAAGAGAAGTTTGATCACGCTTTCAGAATACTGGATACCGGAGAGCCCGTTGTTTACTTTAACCAGATGTACTTTGTTTATTTTTACAATTGCTACTCTGGAAAGAACGTAACAGGCACTGCTGCCACAACATTCAATACCTTAAGGCAAATACAATCACAAAATGGTTTTGGCCCTCAGACTCTACGCAACAATAAGGATTTCAGGGTTCATGTAGATAACGGAGGATGGCACTTTTCTTACATGGGTGGAGCGAATAATATAAGACTTAAATCAGAATCTATCTTCGACGGAATACCAGCTTCAGAAGAGTTTTTTCAAGAACAGATAGAAGAGGCTATCAGAATCAAAAAAAGCCCATACTCCAACCAAGACTTGGTTTTCTTAGACCCAGCTATCAAGGATAAGCAAATTCAATCAGTAGATTTACGCGCTGGTCAGTATTACGTGAACTCAAATTTCACTACTTTACTACCGTCCGAAATAACAAAGAATAACAAGAGATATGAAAAGTACTTCCACAGGGAATCCGTTTGATTTTTTCGATAGAATATTTTGCGTAAACCTAGACTCTAGGCCAGATAGGTGGTTTGAGAGCCTAGTCGAATTCGAAAAGGTTGGGCTAAAGGATAAAGTCGAAAGACTCTCAGGGGTTGAGCTAGACACTAATCACGCCATGAAAGGCAGAGCAGGGGTAACTTCGTCTTTTAGGAAAATCTGGCAGGAAGTTGAGTATGAGAACGAAAGGCTATCTGTCGCTACGATGCACGATCTTAAATCCGAGAACGTTCTCATTTTTGAAGACGATGTTGTGTTCACGAAGGACGCCGTTGACATTCTATCTAAATCGGTCTCTGACTTATCGACTGTAGATTGGGACATGTTTTATCTGGGCGTTAGCGTAGACGCTGGAAGGAGTCATGAAAGTCCCCCATTCGAAAGGATCACCGACTCCCTCTTGAAGTGCAGGAATTGCCAATGCCTACATGCTGTGGCATATAACGTAAAAATACTTCCCCACCTTTTAAAGATGGTTCCAGATAAAAATTTTATTTTAAATTGGCTGGCTCATAACAAGAGTATTGATTGGTGGATAATGGAGAACATTCAGGAAGAGTATAATGTTTTCTGCACTGACCCGATGATAGCCACTCAAAGACCAAGTTTCTCGAATATAGACAACAATCAAGCTGATTGGGGTCAAAATCTGATAGATACATTTAATAAGTTTGTTCCCCTGAAAAATGAGTAACCCATTCGACTTCTTTTCTGGGATATATTGCGTAAACCTCGACTCAAGACCAGACCGATGGCATGACTCTAAGAGGGAATTCAATCGGTTAGGCTTTAGGCCAAAAATCATTAGGTTTCCGGGTCTTGTCTTCTCTGGGGATGGCCCAATGTCTGGGAGAGCAGGATGTTTTTCCTCGTTTAGGTCAATTATTCAAAAGGCCAAGGATGAGGGCTTGGAAAATGTTCTTATACTAGAGGATGATGTGCTATTTGTGGGAGATACTCTGAATGTCCTTAAGTCTTCCCTTGATGAATTGTCAAGAAAAGATTGGAAAATGTTCTATCTAGGCATGGCTATAACAGACGAGTTCTCAAGTGCTCCGCTCTCTTTCGCGGGAGATAACTTGTTGAGGATGCAAGGGGGGCTTTGTCACCACGCAACTGCTTACCACCATTCTATATATGATAAAGTGCTTGAAGGAGTTCCAAATACCGATAGAATTACCGAGTGGCTTATTCATAACGAAAGCATGGAGAGGTGGCTCGCTGAAAATATACAACTCAAACATGAGGTGTATTGCACCAATCCAATAATAGCCACACAGAGACCTAGTTGGTCTGACATAGACGGAAAGCATTCTGATTTTGGCAGAAAGCTAATTCAGAAATTTAACCTATTTGTTAACAACATAAAATGAAAAAATTCGTTATTGAACTAGAGGAAAAAGAACTGACCGTTAATCAAGGTAACGGGATGGTTACCGAGATGGACTGCGTTCTAAAGATTTGGCAAGACTTAAGGAAATTGAATTCTGCTGAAGTAGAAGACAGTCTTATAGAAAAAGTGCTAGAGCAAGTCTTAAGGAGTGAGTACGGCGATGACATTCCCAAGGGGTATGTCGGTGAAAAAATTACAATGACCGACACTAATGTGGAGGCCCTTAGGCAGAGAGCAGCAGCAGAGGTTAAATCCATGCAGGAAGAACAAGACTCCCAAAAAAGAGCAGATGGCTCAATAGAAGTCTGAATGATTACGAACTCTAAGATTGGGCACTATGGACGGCTAGGGAACCAAATGTTCCAATATAGCCTTCTGTACTCCGTAGGCAAAAAGAATAACTACGAGGTGGTACTTCCTATCGATAACCAAAAGATGGTGGACGGTAGGTACAACCCTGTCATTAATTCTAATGATAGGTATGGTCTGGATTTATTTAAGTGCTTCGACGTTAACGCGCTTTGTAAAAGTAACTCGGAAATACAAGACGAGATAAAGCACAATTACAAAGAGGAGTACGCTGGATATAATCCCAATGTATTTGACGTTGAAGACGGCACTGATTTCGAGGGGTATTTCCAATACTGGAAATTCTTCGAAGATTACTTTGAGGATATTAAAAAAGAATTTGAGTTCAGCGATGAAGTCAAATCTAAGGGCGTGGAGCTAATTGATTCAACTGGAATAGACCAGTTGAAAGCAACAGTATCTGTTCACGTTCGTCGCGGAGATGGACTAATGGATGATGGTCAATTCCAAGTTTTTCTTGGCGCGGAGTATTACTATGTAGGGCTTAAGATTCTCGAATCTCAAGGAGTGAAGAATCCTCAAGTTGTTGTTTTCTCTGACGATATTAAATGGTGCAAGGAAAATCTACATTTCAAAGACATGGTTTTTGTTGACTCGTCTTCCGTGGACGATGGTCTTATGTGTCCACACTATATCGACCTTTTCCTCATGACGCTGTGCCAGCATAACATAATGGCAAATAGCACATATAGCTGGTGGGGTTCTTTCTTGAATAAAAACGTAGGGTCTAAGGTTATCGTACCTAAGGAATGGTGGGGATGGAGAAATAAGTCCAGCAGCGAAAAGTACATTAGGCTTAGTCATTGGATGTCAATATGAAAGACCTTTTCGAAAGAAATAGATTCAGATGCAATTGGAACGTTTACCCAAGAGGGGTACTCCATTTAGGTGATAAAACAGAATCCGACGAAACGACCTACAAGAACCACTGGGCAAGGAAGATTAATTGGGTAAGTACCGAAGTCATTAATGAGGTAACTGAGTGGAGAGAAGATGATGACTACCAGTACAACCTTATCTGCTTCAGGAATCTAGAGATGAACGCAGCATACGCGAAGAGACTATCTTCAATGCTGGATACTGTAGAATTTTTTGTGGTAATCTCGGATAGACTTGAAGACTCGGACTACGAGACTCTTTGCAGCTTTTTAGAAAAGAAAAACTACAGAAAGCTTTGTGAGAACAGAGAAGATGAGGAAGGCTCTGTTCTACTTTTCACAAGAAGAGTAACGCCCGAATACAAAGTTAACATTTTTGATAACATATTTGCCCATTCTCGTGCTTCTAGCGGGAATTACCCAACGCATTTTGAGTGGGTAAGGGATGAGATGGAGTGGGATGGGGTGACCTTGTTCACTGATGTCCATATGTTAACTCGCCCTAACTTACCTCTAGAGGTGAAGTCTAAGCTCAAAGTCGGTTGGTTGCTGGAGTCGAAGGCTGTCATTAGGTATGACGCTAATTACATTTGGCAGATGAGGTCTTTATACGATTATATTTTTACCCACGATAGGGTTCTTATCGATGCTGATCCTGATAAATTTTTATTTGTCACCCCCGGTTCCCAACGCTGCATACACCCGAAAGACTGCAAAGTCTATAGCAAGGAAAAGCTCGTCTCTATTGCTGTTTCTCTCAAGAAGGACACGGACGGCCATAGCCTTAGACACGCTATCGTTTCACAACTAGGCGACAAAATAACGGACGTATGGGGACATGCGTACAACGAATTTATACCAAGGCTTGTCCCGTATAAAGACTACATGTTTATAATCGTAGTTGAGAACCACAAGTATGACCATTACTGGTCAGAAAAACTCTTAGAGCCGTTTTGGACAGGCACTGTTCCTATCTATAAGGGCTGCGCTTCTTTCCCTGATTGGTTTGACCCCAATGGAGTCATTACTTTCGATACGATAGAAGAATTAAGTGACATCTTAGAAAATTTAAGCAGCGAACTGTACTACAGTAAGATGGAAAGCATTCAGGAAAATTACAGGAGAAGCTTGAAGTATTTAGGAGGAGCAGAGGATTTTATGTTCGAAACTTACCCAAACATATTTAGCAAGGAAAACACACCATAATGCAAGTAGCCGGAATATACTCTAGTCATGATTGTTCCTTCGCCGTTCTAGACGAAGGAAAAGTAATCGCTCACCTCGAACTAGAGAGGTTTGCGAGGGTAAAAGAGCCTACGGAGGATGGCTTTAAGTTCTACGAGAACTATTGGATGGGTCCAAAGACGATCAACCACTTTACTGAAGTATGTGACACTTGGAAACAGCACTACGCAGAGAACAGAAAAAATATGTTCAAAATATGTGAAGAGGGAGGAGGCTACCACGAAGCTGGGCATCATCAAGCCCACGCAGCCAACGCCTTTTTCTCAAGTAACTTTGACGACGCATTAATTATAACCATTGATGGCGGAGGGATGGACAGGAGAGACGACGGTTCCGAAATGATAACAGCCTTTACTGTGTGGGAGGGTAAGGGGAACAAAATAGAGAAAGTTGAGATACTAGAAGAACGAATGTCTAACGTGGGTTTCACTTGGACTAATGCTACTAAATATATTTTTGGCCTATCTACTGGATACCCGAAAGGTGCTCAAATGGGAACGGTAATGGCTATGGCTGCATTCGGTGACCCTAAATATTTAGATAGGTTTGTTGAGATTGTAAGCAACACGGAGTTGGGTGTTAAGAATCCAAGTTGCATGGTTCCATTTGCTCACATCGTTGGAGAGTCAGAGCAAGGAAAATTTGACGTTGCTGCCTCGCTACAGTTGGCGACTGAAGTGGTGATGAAAGAATTAATAGGTAAATACGTGAGCAAAACGAGCAGCAGAAACCTTTGCCTATCTGGCGGGGTTGTCTTGAATTCCTCAATGACAGGCAAGATGTTTGATTGGTACAAAGGGAAAATTGACAACATATATGTTTGCCCTGTCCCTTATGACTCTGGATTGGCAATTGGTTCAGCCCAGTACTACTGGCATCATGTGCTAGGGAACGAGAGAGTGAAGTGGTCAGACAACGCTTCTCCTTACTTGGGCTACGTTTATCAAGAGAATGTAATAATCAACGAACTCCTCAAATTTCAAGACGAGGTTCAATGGGAAAAATCTTCCGACGATGATGTGCTAGATAAACTAGCAAACCAAAATATCATCTCGGTTTATGGTGGAGGGTCCGAATCCGGTAGGAGGGCCTTGGGTAACAGAAGTATTCTTGCTGACCCAAGGTCTCCCGACATGAAGGCTTTAATCAATGAAAAGGTGAAACACCGTCAATGGTTTAGGCCATTCGCTCCGAGCATACTTAGGGAAGATGTGGGGGATTGGTTCGAAAAGGATATAGATAGTCCGTACATGTCTTTTTGTGTGAAATTCAAAGAGGAAATGAAGGAGAAAGTTCCTGCTGTCCTCCACGAAGACGGGACAGCAAGACTACAGACCGTCACAGAAAATGACAACAGATGGTACTACAATTTCATAAAGAAATGGAAAAAGAAAAGTGGCGTACCTATTGTTCTCAACACAAGCTTCAATGATACCGAGCCAATAGTTGAAGTTCCTGAACACGCTATTAAGTGTTTTCTGAAAACGAATATAGATTACTTATATTTCTTTGACTACAACCTCCTTGTTAGGAAAAAGTGATTGGCTAGGAAAAGCAAATTAACAAAGCCTCCACAATGGTGGAAGCATTTGAGAAAATACTGGAAGCGAGTATTTTGGAAGAAGGAGCGCAAAAATGCCAAAAAAGAAACAGATTAAATTAAAATGATTTATGTGTTCGACTTAGATGGAACCCTTTGTGACACGAAGAAAAACGAAGAAGGGTACTGGGATTATATGGGGGCTGAACCATATAGGAACAGAATAGAAATGGTGAACAATCTCCACGATGAGGGGCACACCGTGATAATCGACACCGCGAGAGGCTGCTCTTCAGGGACAGACCATTGGCACGACAAAACCTACCACCAACTTCAAGGGTGGGGAGTGAGGTTCGACAAATTAAGAGTCGGAGTGAAACTTTGCGCTGACTATTTTATAGACGATAAAGGAGTAAATTCGGAGCAGTGGTTTAAGGATGTCCGTAGTCTCTAGATTTATTAAAAAACGCCCCGACTTTATGAAGAGGGCGTTCTTCAAGCTTATTCCTTTTAGGTATAGGTACGGTAGCGATTTTAGGCATACTTTTAATCTTCTTAATAAGTCCCAACATTGGGATATCGAAGAGCTAAGAAGGTTTCAGCTTAACGAACTAAGCTGCCTTTTGGTCCACGCCTACGAAAATGTACCCTACTACAGAGATGTATTCAAAAACCTAGGGATTCACCCTTTAGACATTGTAAGGGTCGAAGACCTGAACGTCCTGCCTGTATTGACAAAAGACATTATACGAGAAAACGGAGACAAGTTATTAGACGAGAACCTAGACAAGTCAAAACTCGTCAAATTTAACACTAGTGGCTCGACGGGAGATAAGCTTAAGTTTTACGGCACAGACGATATGTTTAAAAAGGAAGCAGCGTTTGTACTCAGAGCGTTCCGTTCTCACGGTGCTGATATGTATCGCGAACCAAGCATCTGGCTAAGGAGATATGTTCCATCTGATGGGAAAACCTTATGGAATCATGACTACGAATTAAACAGACTGTACATGTCGGCTTACCACATGAATAGGGAGACGGTTTGTTCGTATGTGAACAAAATGAATGCCTCTAGAGCCAGAACACTGGTGGGCTACCCATCGAGCATATACATCCTTGCCTGTTTTGTGGAGGAGTTAGGGCTATGTTTGCCTTGGATAAAGGCGATACATGTAGCTTCAGAAAAGGTACTACCAGAATGGAAAGATAAAATAGAGTCCGTCTTAAGTATCAGAGTTAAATCTCATTATGGCCAAATGGAAAAGGTATCTTTCTTCTATCAGACAAGGCTCTCTGACAACTACACGGAGGCGTTAGAATACGGAGTAACCGAATTCGAAAAAGATCGAGAGACAGGAGAAAACGCATTAATAGGCACTGGGTTCTTAAATTACGCCATGCCTTTTATTAGGTACAAGATGAATGACACCGCCCAGCTTCTTAAATCCTCTGAGTATGGCAAGGGATTGCCTGAGACCGTCTCTGATTTCAATGGTAGATGCGATGATATTTTGACATCTATGAACGGATCAAAGATACCGGGGGTAAACTTCTACACTATGATGTATAAGATCAAGGGCGTTAAGATGTTCCAGATCATCCAATTACAAGCAGACTTAATTTACGCGGTAATTGTTCCAGAGCCTGATTTTTTTAACGAAGAAACCGAAGAGCAGATCAAGAAAGGATTGAAAGAGAGGCTTGGTGATATTAACATAAAGATAAGGGTTGTTAATGAAATAATTCGCAGTAAAAAAACTGGTAAGATCAGGTGTATCCTAAATGAAGTACAATGAGAATTTGGATAGGATAGATGTATACAAGAACAGCTATCGTGATGAGATTTATGATCTTCACCAGACCAAGTACCACAAGCTTGATTGGAATGAAGCTGCTACGATCCCTTCGCCTTATGTAAGAGATGCTTTACTCGATTGCATAAACAGTAAAAACTTCAATTTCTACCCTGACACTCAAGCAAAAAAGCTCAGGACAAAACTAGCCGTATACAACGATGTCCCCCAAAGCTCCATAACTGTATACAACGGCTCAGACTCTGCTCTCAAAAACATATTTGATGCGTTTCTCACTAAAGGTAGTAAGGTTTTCGTCCTTGGCCCAACTTATACCCAGATAAATACCTTCATACTCTCTAACGGGGCTGAAATTCACACCCATATTCCAGAGGATATATGGAACGTAAATACTCACAATGAACTTTTTCTCCCTCTCAACCAGAACGATGGTGTAAAGTTCGATGTTGTATATCTAAACAACCCAAACAACCCAACGGGGGTTTTGTATAGCGTCAACAAGATACGCTCCACCGCTCGATCACACCCAAAGACATTGTTCGTGATTGATGAGGCTTATTACGACTTTTGCCATGTGACTTCTAAGGACTTAGCTATCGAGCTATCGAACGTAGTCGTGGTTAGGACTTTCTCTAAAGCTTTTGGCTTGGCTGGGCTTCGGTTAGGATACTCAATCGCCTCCGAGTACATAAACTCACTTCTTTTAAAGATAAGGAACGGGAAAGAAGTTAACCATCTGGCTCAAGTAGCTGGGGTTGCCGTTTTGGATGATATAGAGTATATAGAAAAGGGCATTAGGTCAGTGGTCACTTTAAGAAATTGGTTCTGTGAATCACTAGCCAAAATCGGAATTGAAGTATATAATACGCACGGGAATTACGTAGTGATAAAGCACAAAAAGCACAAAGAAATTCTAGACAAATTCTTTAGCTCTAATGTGCTAGTGAGGGACAGGTCAACGCTCCCCCAAATGGAAGACTGCATTAGGATTACGGTTGGAGGAGGAAAGCAAATGGAAATGGTCTTGGGTGACATTCAGGAAATAACGAAGGAGTAGGATGAAGAAACTATCATTAATAGGGCTAGGGAAACTTGGGCTTCCACTTGCAACCGTATTCGCGAGTAAGGAAATTTACACCATAGGCATTGATGTTGATTCCTCTAAAATAGATGGACTTAACAATAATAGGTTGCCTTTCCACGAGACAGATTTGGAAGACCTCTTTTCTTCGAGCAGAGACCATCTTCATTTTACTGAGAATTTTAAGGACGCCGTAAACGAAACAGACATTAGTGTTATACTTGTTAACACGCCCTCAGATAAAGAGAGCAAGGGCTTTTCTAATGCTTACATTAAGTCCTCTTTAACTAGCCTTTGCACGGAGCTAAGGGAAAGCAACAAGGATTATCACCTCATTGTTATTAGTAGCACCGTCATGCCAACCACTTGCAAAGAAGTTATTCTACCTCTGATCGAAGAAGTGTCCGGTAGAAAACTAAACGAGGGATTCGGACTTTGCTATATACCTGATTTGGTTGCCTTGGGCTCTATTATTAGAGACTTCAAGAACCCTGACTTATTAATCGTAGGCGAAAGCAGTAAACGTGCTGGCGATATGGCATTGGAATACTATGGTGACATCATAGACAACGAAGCACCAATCCACAGGATGTCGGTGATAGACGCTGAAATAACGAAGGTCAGTCTCAATGCCTACATAACCATGAAAATAAGCTTCGCTAATTTCATTGGGAATATTTGTGACAAGCTAGAGGATTCGCATTCTGGTAACGTTACTTCTGCCTTGGGTAAAGATAGAAGAATTTCTCCTTATTACATAAAACCGGGGCTCGCCTTTGGTGGTACGTGCTTCCCTAGGGACACTTGGGCCTTCGAAGAGTTCGCACGAAAAGTAGGGCTCGACGCAGTTCACGTTAAGGCAGCGGATGAGATAAACCAGATGCAACATAGTATTTTGTACGAAAAGACAACCAAGCTGAATAGGAGCAAGGTCGCCATACTTGGACTTGGGTTTAAAGCTAACACGCCAGTAGTAGTAGAATCACCCGCGATTATACTAGCGGAGAGGCTTGCTGACAATGGATACACTGTCAATGTCTGCGATTCCCTCGCGCTCGAAGAAGCTAAGTTGGCCCTCGGTCAGAAGGCTAATTATTTTACAAGCATAGACAAGTGCTTATCTGCATCAGAGTGCTGCGTAATAGCAACCCCCTTCCTTGGATTTAGGGAAGTATCGGAAGTAGTCGGGGAAGAATACCCAATATTAGATTGCTGGAACATTCTAGAGTCAAAAACATAAAATAACTTTTTTATATAATCATGAGCAAAAAGATACTAGTAGCTGGAGGAGGTGGTTTCATCGGTGGTCACCTCATTAAACATTTCCTAGACCAAGGTCACTTCGTAAGAGTGGTGGACTCCAAGCCATTTGACGAGTGGTATCAAGAGTTCGATAACGCTGAGAACCATTGCCTAAATCTGGAAGAAAAAGACTTTTGTTACCAATCCGTTAGCGAGATGGACGAAGTATACAATCTTGCTTGCAACATGGGGGGGATGGGCTTTATCGAAAACAATAAGGCACTGTGTATGCAGTCGATCCTAATCAACACTCACCTTTTAATGGCTGCGAGAGACATTGGAGTTCAGAAGTTCTTTTATGCTTCTAGCGCATGTGTCTACAACGCATCCAAGCAGACAGAGGTTGATGTTGTTGCTTTGAAAGAAGCTGATGCCTATCCAGCAGATGCAGAAGATGGTTATGGTTGGGAAAAACTCTTCAGTGAGAGGATGTGTCGTCACTTCAGGGAAGACCACGGCGTCAATACCTATGTCGCGAGATTCCATAACGTATATGGCCCAGAAGGTACTTGGGACGGAGGGCGAGAAAAAGCACCCGCTGCTGTTTGCAGAAAAGTAGGCAGAGCTTTCCTTGACGGACTAGAGGAGATGGAAGTCTGGGGCGACGGTCAACAAACCAGAAGCTTTATGTATGTGGATGATTGCGTCACTGGGATTAACAAGCTTATGGACAGCGACTTCCATGACCCAATCAATCTTGGCAGGGACGACCTGATCACTATCAATCAATTGATCGATTTGGCCGAAAGCTTTGCGGGTATTAAGTTAAAAAGAAATTACAACTTAACCGCTCCTCAAGGGGTTAGAGGAAGGAACAGTGACAACACGCTAATCAAGGAAGTGCTTGGATGGGAACCTAGCATTACAATGGAAGATGGTCTTAGAAAGACGTATGATTGGATTCTAGACCAACAAATGTCTTCCAATGCTTGAGTATGTAACAGACTATCTTGATGTAGCTAAGCTTAAGTCGTCTAGCTACATGGTTGAAGTAGGGGCTCACCATTGGGATAGGGGCTCCAGATCAAAAGAGTTCATAGAAGCTGGCTGGGAGGTACTCTTAATTGAGCCTCACCCCCGTTTATATGAAGAGCTTTCCCAAAAATACGCAGGGAACAACAAGGTAACCGTCTGTGGGTACGCAGCTTCAGACGAAGCTGGTCTTGGTATCCTTTACGAAGGAGCAAGAGGCCCAGACGATGGTTGCCACACTATGTTCCCGTTGAAAGACAGGTACAGGGGAGTAGGTGACATTGTTGAAATCCAGATCACAAAAAAAACATTAACGAGCATATTTGAGGATTATGGCGTCCCAAGTGACTTAGCGGTTTTGTGCATAGATACGGAAGGAATGGATTGGGAAGTCCTACGTGGCTTAGATTTTGATAGGTATAAGCCAATTATGATAAACTCAGAGAAAGTTTCCTTTAATTCCCACCTTGAAGAATTAAAGGGAATGAATAGGGAGTTCGGACAGAAAAACAATCTGGACACCGAAGCCAAGAACATGAGGATACAAAAGCTTTTGGTGCAGAACAGTTATCTTTTAGTTGGCGAATCTGATGGCATTGATAACGTTTATCTTCTAAAGAAATGAAAAAAGTATTAGTAACAGGTATTCTTGGGCAAGATGGAGCCAGCATGGCCAACTATTTACTCAACAAATCTAATGAAGATGTCCGTGTGTACGGCATGATGAGGAGGCTATCAACCCCCAACTATGTAAACACGGAAGATTTCTCAGCTAACAAGAATTTTGAGTTCGTGTGTGGCGATCTTTCTGATGAGGTTAGCCTCAATAATCTAGTAAGGGATATACAACCAGATTATTTCATTAATTTTGGTGCGAACAGTTTTGTTGGTTGTAGCTGGGACATGCCAGTGCAAGTTTTCGATGTCAACTCTTTGGGTGTTGTCCGTTGTTTGGAGGCAATAAGGAAACATGCTCCAAAATGCAAATTCTATAGTGCTGGAAGTAGCGAAGAAATGGGGGACGTTGACTATTCCCCTCAGGACTTGAAGCACCCCCTGAAGCCTCGTAGCCCTTATGCTGCATCAAAAGCAGCAGCTAGGCACATAGTTAAGGTCTACAGGGAATCGTATGATATGTATGCTATACATGGCGTATTATTTAATCACGAAGGCATAAGGAGGGGGGAGGAGTTCGTAACGAGAAAAATTACGAAGGGGGTAGCAAGAATCCATAATGCCCTCAAAAATGATAAGGAATTCGACCCTATCGAGCTTGGGAATGTAAACGCTTTTAGGGATTGGTCTGACTCTGATGACTTCGTGGTGGGCGTTTGGTTGATGCTCCACCAAGAGACCCCAAAGGACTACATTCTATCGAGTAATGAGACGCATTCCATCAAAGAGTTCGTAACTAAAGCTTTTCATCACGCTGGAATGGCTGGAAACTGGACAGAAATAGAGGGAGATGAGCTACGTACCAAGTTTTTTCTTAATTTAGAAGACTATAGGGTTGCAGTCCAAATCAATCCGAAATACTATCGACCAGCAGAAGTAGCAAAGCTATGGGGGGACTCGTCTCCAGCTAGGGAAGAACTGGGATGGAAACCCAAGACGAGTTTCGACGGGCTTGTTAAGAAGATGGTTGATTGGGACATTGAAAAATTTAAACACACAACATAAAAAGGCCCTTTATCTTATAGAAAATCTCTGTAGAAACCCAAAGGACTTAAGCAAGAGGAGATTGTATGGTAGGGAGATTAAGTTAGCTAAAGAACTTCTCAAGTCTCAACCTGATTTTGATTTTTGGGTATGCATGAGGATGGATGAGAAACCTTATAGCCTAAGCTGGTTTAAAACCGAAGAGGGCAAGCTTTTCCTTTCTCTCGTTGACACTAAGAATAATAGGGTTTTTGAAGGACCGAAAGAAGTCGAGTTGAGCACAGAGAAAATAGGGGAAGATAAGATAATTAAAAAGACATCTCTTAATTTAAAGGATTTTTTAAGGAAAGATTATGGCAAGGACAAAGGAAAATAAAACAGAAGATACCTCTGTAAACTTTAGCAAAGTCATTGATGACATTCTGAAGGGTAAAGATTACAGAAACTACCATTTCAATACGGACGAGCCAGTGAACTATAAGATTTCTACTGGTAGTTTGCTCTTTGACATGGCTACGAATGGAGGGTTTGGTCCGGGGATAATAAGATTCCTTGGCCAATATGCAGGAGGAAAGACATCTGAGTGTTTGGAAATATCCAAAAACTTCCAAAAAGAGGTCCCTAACTCCTTCATCCTTTACGTCAATGCAGAAGGAAGAATCAACAAGGATATGTTGGAAAGGGCTGGGGTTGACTACCAAGACGAAACCAAGTTTAAAATCTTACAAACGCAGACTCTCCATGTAGTATTCGACACCCTCAAGAAGTGCATGATAGACAATGATGCTTACCCTAAAGACAAACAAAGAAAATTTCTTTTCATAATTGACTCTATGGATGCGCTATCTCCAGCGGATGACCAAGTGAAGTCATCTAGAGACTCAGCTAGAGTTGCTGGCGGGGCTGTGGTTACAAGCCACTTCCTCAAGACTATGGGCCTTATGATAAACCTAAAGGGGCACATGTGCATTTGCATTAGCCAGCGAAGATCAACCATTAACGCTGACCGATACAAGAAGCCCGACTTCAAAAACCATACTGCCTCAGGTGGTCACGCTTTGGACCATTTTGCTAATTGGATTTTAGAATTCGAGGGCAGATATAAGAAGGATAAAATCTTACAGAATCCGACTGCTGCTTTTGACGATGATAAGAATCCATCTTTAGGACACATGTGCAAACTTAGGATTATTAAATCTCCAGTTGAGAAGTATGATGTCCCAATCCAATACCCCGTTAAGTATGGGACTAATGGCTCTGGATCAATTTGGGTAGCAAAAGAAATAACAGACGCCATGATGAAATGTGGCTGGGTTGCCCAAAGCGGTGCTTGGATCAAGGTTTCAGAAGAAGTGACTGAAGCTTGCGAAGAGCTTGGGATTGAGCTACCCGACAAATTCCAAGGCCAACACTCTCTTTTCGAATTCATAGAAGCAAATAAGGCTTTTAGAGAGTATGCGTACATGAGGTTTGTTGAGGTTTTCTCTGGGATATAAAATGTACAATGAGAATGTACAATATCAATGGCAGACTCGTTCACAAGAACGTAAGCTCGAAGTTAATAGATTGGGATGGAAAAAGCAGGTCCAAGATTCAGTTTAAGACTAAACAGTTCCTGAAAAAGTTTTGGGCTAGGCACATTTGCTATGAAGAATTCCCAGTTTATGGGACTAAAATGTCAGTTGACATATTGAACGCCACTAAGAAGATAGCGGTGGAGGTTCAGGGGCAGCAGCACGAAAAGTATAATAGATTTTTCCACAAGAACAGATTAAACTATTTCTACAGTATACAGAGAGATCACAACAAAAGGATATGGCTTGAGGAAAATGACTATGTTTTGGCCGAGGTCAATTATGATGAAATATCGCAACTTTCTGAGCGTTATTTTGCTGATAAATTCGGCATTTCGTTGCTATAGTGTGTAAACAAGGATGGATTACAAAGAATACATGAGAGGAGCCTCAAAGCTCCCAAAACCAGAAGAGGAAGAAGGAATGGAAGATAAAGACTTACCACAGGATGCGGAAGAATCCAGCATCATAGAAACCCCAATTGAAGATTTAGGAATTGATTTACCGGATATACCTTTGCCACCAGAGGTATCCGAGAGAATAGTTATCGAAGATACCTTTAAGGGGGCTTACAGACTAGCGATCATTGGTGTTGGCCAAGGTGGTTCTAGACTCGCTGAAACATTTTGGAATTTAGGCTATAGAAGAGTCGTTGTCATTAATACAGCCGAGCAAGACTTGACCCAGATTCAAATACCATCAGAGAATAAACTTCTTGTCGGTGGTGGTGGGGCTGGCAAAAATCCAGATAGGGCAGAGAAAGTGTTCGCTGATAACTACGAGGACATATTAGACTTTTTAAGAAAGGCACTCCCCGGAGGTTTTGACCGAGCAATTATAACGGCTGGTGCTGGAGGAGGAACAGGGGCAGGAGGAACTGCCGTGATGATTGATATACTCCACGATCTTTGCGAGTCACTTGGCGTAGAGAAGACGATGAGTGATGCTAAGATCGGAGCCATTCTTGCTCTTCCTACAAGAGCAGAAGGAGAGAAGGTCCAAGAGAACGCCAGAAGAACAGTTAGCAAGGTTGTCGAAAAGATGGAAGCTGGACACATGTCTCCATTAATGCTTTGCGATAACGAGAGAATCAAACAGATTTACCCCGGATTATCCATAAGTAAATTCTGGACCACCGCTAACGCAAGCGTTGTAACTCTCCTGCACTTATTCAATAAGGTCTCTGCTCAGGATAGTGCATATACCTCTTTCGATAAGGAAGACCTAGAAACCGTTTTATCATCTGGGGTAATTACCTTTGGGGCAGTCCAGCTTAAACAAGACATGGTTTCGGAAGACGAAATTAGCAAGTCTATTAGAGTAAATCTAAGGCGTAATATTCTCGCTGGAGTAGACATCTCGACAGGCAGCATCGCGTCATGTGTTCTGGTGGGGGACAGGGCCAGCTTGGATGAGATTTCTCAAGAGAGCATCGAGCATGGGTTTGAGCAATTAAGCCGTCTTCTCAAGGATGGATCGACTGTCCATCGTGGTATATATGCAAGCAACAAACCGGGGCTTGTCATCTACACGATAATTGGTGGTCTACAAATCCCGAAAGACTTGTTCGAAATTTTCTTTAAGTCTGAGAGGAAATATAAATTCTAAATAACTGAAACGTCAGTAGACGTTCTTAGTTGACCTCTCTGCCTCAGTAGTATTAGGCTGCGCCATGCAATCTCGTATTCGCAACGAAAAACAGTCAATAACTAGTTCACCCGAAGTCGAAAGGAATCTACTTCGAGGTCTAATTCAACACGAAGAGGTATTTTCAGAGATAGATATGCTCATTAAGGAAACTGATTTCTGCAATGAGCTAAACTACTTTCTTTATTGTGTGATCAGGAACTGTAGAAGAGACGGGGAGACGCTAGACAAGGTAATTCTAGCTCATAAGATAGAGAGCCTAAACGTAAAATTTGACAGCTACCACGACAACGTATACGACTACGTTGAGAACCTGACGTTTGGTTTTATCAGTATAGAGTCCACGCTCCAATCGGCACAAGCCCTCTTAAGCATGAGGGTAAGGCGTACCATTATAGAGCAAGCCGAGAAAGCAATCGAGTACACCAAGACAAGTGGCGGTGTGCCTTTTGATAAATACATATCTGAAGTAGATTCAATTCTTAATAGTGACGTATGTGCTTTAGACTCAGACGATAAGCCAAAGAACCTGTTCGGGGACATGGAAGATGTTATCGAGGAACGAGGTAATAATCCTGTAGAAGAAATGGGTATTAAGACACCTTTCAAAGAGTGGAATAATTATTTTGGTGGGCTTGAGAACGGACGTATATACGCGATAGTTGCTAGGCCCGGTCAGGGCAAAAGTAGTTTCCTGAACTATATGCTTTTTTATAGCTCTCAGATAAACAAAATTCCTGCGTTGATGTTAGACACGGAAATGGCTTTTGAGGAAGTTCAAGACAGAATGGCTGCTGCTCTTTCTGGGGTTCCAACTTGGGAAATTAAAACCGGAAATTGGAGGAAAAACCCAGATTCTGTCAGCGCACTCAGAGAACTCTGGCCCAAAGTTAAGAACTTCAACTATGAGCATATGCATGTGGGCAACAAGTCTGTTGACGAACTGATTTCTATGGCTCGGAGGTGGCATTTCTCAAGCGTTGGAAGAGGTAACCCATGTATGATAGGCTTAGACTATATAAAGCTGACAGGAGAAAAAACATCTGCGAACTGGGCAGAACACCAAGCGATTGGCGAGAAGATAGATAAGATCAAACGACTAGCGTTAGAACTAGAGTGCCCAATCGTGACAGCCATGCAAATGAATAGAGACGGAGAGAAGGAGGGTAGGGAAGATGCTACTGTCGTATCTACATCAGACAGACTTGCTTGGTTCGCTGACCTAGTTTGTTTACTCAAGGCAAAATCAGAGACAGAATTCGCAGCCGATTTTGGAGCCGAATACGGGACACACAAATTGATTCCCGTGAAGGTAAGGAACCAAGGCAAAATGGCATACGGTCATCAACCATTCATAGACAGGGTTTACTCTGATAACAAAGTTAGGCCGTGTAGGTTCTATATAAATTATGAGATTGACAAGTTCCGAATTACAGAGAAAGATTGTCTACGCCAAGTGGTGGATCGCGCCAGTGAGGTTTATTCACCTGAGGAGAACCGGAACAGGAACGATACCAACGTAGAAGTATGAGTGAAGTTTATGAAATACTGTCTGAAATGGGTTACACCCTGAAGGATTATGGACAGTATTATAGAACTAAGCCACTTTATAGAGACTCAAATAACCCCACTATCCTAAGTATCAGAAAAGACACGGGACAATGGTATGACTTCAAGGAGTGCACAGGAGGCAGCTTTGAAAGACTCGTCCAGTTGACTTTAAAACTAAAGTCGGAAGATGAAGCAAAGGGGTATTTGTCTAAAAATAATTTTGAACAACCAGAATTCAAATCGAGACCAAGAGTCGCTCAATCCGCCAAAAGGTTCCCTAAGGAATCGTTGGATAAATTACTCCCTGTATATGACTACTGGACAAAAAGAGGTGTCAGTAGAGAGACCTTGATGACTTTTGGAGGTGGTATTGCGGAGAAGGGCCAAATGGCGAGTAGGTATGTTTTCCCTGTATTCGATGGGCGTGATGATTTGGTCGGCTTCTCAGGGAGGGACATTCTAAACTATAAAAATTCAGCCAGACCAAAATGGAAACACATCGGCAACAAAAGCCAATGGAAATATCCATTGAAGGTGAACTGTGAGATAATTAAAGAGTCAAAAGAAGTAATCCTTGTCGAAAGTATCGGAGACATGCTCTCTCTCTGGGAGGCAGGAGTAAAAAACGTAATAGTTACTTTCGGTCTATCTCTCGGAATGGGACTAATCAACTTCTTTTTAAGGTACGAACCAGAAAAAATTGTAATATCTTTAAATAATGACTCAGGCTCCAAAGCTGGAAATAATGCAGCGAAGAAGATGCATAACATTTTACTGAGATACTACTCTGAGGATAGACTATCTATAAAACTACCAACCAAAAAAGACTTTGGCGAAATGGGCAAAGAAGAAATACTAAAGTGGAATGGCTGACAAGAAAATAGAATATATATCCGCGTCTAGGATCAAGACACTACAGACATGTAGTTGGCTTTTCTGGGTCAAGTATCACATGAAGCTCCCAGACACCCCGAATGATGGGTCAACGAGGGGAACAGTGTGTCACTTAATATTTGAGCTTTTGTTAAAGAAGAAGCACAAGAAACATTTTACTGATATTACGAGCGGGAAATCAATTACCGATAGTCCAGCGGTTAACAGACTAGTCATTAAAAAGCTAAACGAGTATAAAGCTTTCAATCAAGAAAACTATGATCTCTGCGACGATATGATTAGAGTTGGGTTGGCTGCTGACTTTTTTGGAAAAGGGGGAAAAGTAGAACCACCCGAAAAAGGGTTTATGATTGAAGAAGATAGCCCTTTTTACATCATCCACGGCTTCATCGACAAAATAATTTTGTATAAGAGACAGAAGGTCGTAAAAATCGTAGACTACAAGTCTAGTAAGATGAAGTTTAGAGGGGAAGAACTTCAGACGAATATTCAAGCGATGATGTATAGTCTGGTCGCAAGAGAACTCTATCCAGACTACAAACCAATAGTCCAATTCCTTTTCCTTAGGTTTCCAAAAAGTCCGATACAGCAGCTAGAGTATTCAGATGAGCAATTAGAGGGTCTTAAGCACTACTTGTCTCATGTCTATAAGACAATGCAGGAATTTACGCCAGAAGATGCAGAGTCCTCTTTTGCGATAGACAACCCTAAAAACAAATGGATGTGCGGTATAGGTAAATGGGTATGTCCTATGAGACATCCATTTGATTACTACGCACTCTTAGATAAAAACGGTAAAGTTAAGAAGTCTTCTTTCGAAAACGATCTCAAGAAAAAGAGGGGGCAAAAAGTAGAAAAGAAAAGGTATGATGGGTGTCCCAAATTCTACGGCTCAGGGCAAGGCAACTCCGATAGCGTTTTTTTATAATGGCGAATTCTGAAATATTGCCTGTCTTCAAAAGTCATTACTCCTTGGGGAGGAGTATATTGACTCTTAATGATCCAGAGGAAGGCACAGAAAATCATCCAAAGTCTATCATAGAAATTTGCAAAGAAGAAAAAATTAAGAGGCTTTTGCTCGCAGAAGACTCGATGAGCGGATTCCTTCAGGCTTACCTTAATTGTGAGAGCAATGATATATCATTGTCCTTTGGTTTGAGACTCGATATCTGCCAAGACATGAGCGACAAGTCAGAAGACTCTCGTTCTGAGACAAGCAAAATAATTCTAATCGCAAAAAACAAAGCTGGTTATAAAAATCTCATTAAAATTTACTCTTCCGCCTCAACTACTGGCTTTTATTATAGGCCAAGAATTGACTTTAATTATCTTAACGAGTTCGTTGATGATTCATTAATTATAGCCTTCCCGTTCTACGACTCCTTCATATACAGGAATCTGATGCAGGGCAGCATGGCCCTTCCTAATTTGTCCGATAAAAACCCTATCTTTTTCATAGAGGATAACGACTTGCCGTTTGACAGCCTAGTAAAGAAGTCTGTAGTCTCATACGCGAACGCCGAAGGGTATTCGACCTTAGATACAAAAAGCATTTACTACCATAAGAGAGAAGACTTTAAGGCATATTTAACTTTTAGATGTATACATAACAGAAGTTCTCTTGAGAGACCGAGACTTGACCACATGTCCTCAACTGAGTTCTGTGTGGAAAGCTGGAAGGAAAAAAATAGGAGGTAATATGAACGAAGACTTATTGAGATTTGATAAAGAGAAAACCTTTGTGTTCATTGACTTGGAGACGGAAAATCTGTGTCTTAGTTTCTGCAAAAACCTTCCTTGGCAAGTAGGAATGATTAAAGCGAAGGGAAACGAAGCAATAGACAGCAAAGACTTTTACGTTAAATGGGACAGGGAAATCAACGTAAGCAAAGAGGCTGCTAGAATCACTGGGTTTAGTCAAACTAAGTACAATAAACTTGCGATTCACATAAGTGAAATTTTCCCCACGATAGAAAAATGGTTAGACGAAGCCGACCATATTGTAGGCCATAATGTCCTGAATTTTGATCTCCATCTTATTATAGAAATGTATAGGATGATGGGGAAAAGCCATGACCACTTAGCCCCGAAAGTAATAGACACTCTCTCCCTCGCTAGAGGAGTGAAGATGGAGCTTCCGTATAAAAAATCAGAAGATTTGCTGGCCTATCAGTACAGAATGTCTAACAAGAGGAAAAAGGGGATGAGAAACACTCTTAAGGCCCTTGGCGAACAATTTGGGATTCAGCATGACTACGAGAACCTTCATGATGCAATCGTAGATTTACAATTAAACTTAAAGGTCTGGAACCAGCTTAAGTATATGATTGAGATTTAGAGTGATCTCTGTATATTTAGAAGATGGCCTCATTAGATCATGTTTTTGACTTTGCTGAAAAGTTATCGAAAGATAATATAAGCTACTTTGTCGTTACCGTAAGAAAAGGTTTCGAGGAGGATAAGGCTGATTTGTTTTTTGATATTAAGGACGACGATACGTTGCGTTCCATGCAATCAGTCTTCACAACAATAGCAAAAGAAATGGAGGAAAGCGATGACATCGAGCACTTCTACGAGAAAAAGAAAAGAAAAAAAACAGATAGAGACGAAGATGACGGTCAGCAGTTTCTTTTCTAACATAGTTGACTACGATCTCAATTTGCATGGTGTTAGACTTCCGACTTTTGAAATCCAAAATTCAGAAAAACACTACGCGAAGGTAGACGAGGATTGTACTAACCTAGATTTTCTAAAGGCTTTATGCCGACAAGGTTTTCGCAAATTGGGCCTCAAGAAAGACTCTGAAGAATTTAAGAGCTACGGGGATAGAGCCAATAGAGAACTCAAAACCTTAGAAGAACTTGGGTTCATTGATTACGTACTTCTAGTTTGGAAAGTCATTAATTTTTGCGAAAAAGAGGGGATACCAACTGGACCGGGCAGGGGAAGCGCAGCGGGAAGTTTAGTTCTGTTTTTGATAGGCGTTACGAAGATAGATTCAGTTAAGTACGGATTATTTTTTGAGAGGTTCGTCTCTAAAATACGAGCGAAGAAAAAAGAAGTGGATGGAGTTACGTACTTAGATGGTTCTTTGATGTGTGATGTTGATCTCGATATTTGCTATTACAAAAGAGCTAAAGTAATAGAATTTCTTGAGAAAGAATTCGTAGGCAAGACTTCAAAGATTTTAACCCTATCTACTCTTAGTGGCAAAATTTTAATTAAAGACTGTGGGAAAACAATAGCTGGGAAAAACGAGACCGAGATGAATCAAATCTCTAATCTAATCCCTAAAGTATATGGCCAAGTCCAAGACTTGAGCGTAGCTTATGACGAAGTTGAAGAATTAAGGGAATGGTGCGATGAGAATAAAGACGTTTACGATATCTCGTTAAAGCTTAGGGGTCTTATTCGTAACAAGGGCGTACATGCTTCAGGTATGCTACTGTCTCATGGCGAACTAGAGCTATCCTGCCCAGTGGAATTGACCTCTGATAAAAGCATAGTATCTGGGTTCGACATGAACTGGGCATCTTTACTTAATGTTAAGTTGGATTTGCTTGGTCTTAGGAGCGTCACTGTTGTAGATGACGTATGCAGTATGGTCGGAATCAAGATGGACGACATTGATGTATCCGATCCCATCATATATCAAAATCTATATGACTTAAGAACGCCTCACGGGTTATTTCAAATAGAGGCAGACACCAACTTTAGGGTTTGCCAGAAGGTTAAGCCCAAAAACGTTGAAGAGCTTTCTGCTGTTCTGGCTCTTGCTCGCCCCGGAGCATTAGCTTTTGTCGATCAGTACGCCAATTATACGAACAATGGAACCTACGATGTAATTCACCCCTTCTTCGATGACATCTTGTTAACGACAGGAGGAGTTTGTCTGTACCAAGAACAGATGATGCAGATGGCTCACAAGATTGGGTTCAGCCTTGATGAAGCTGAAATGCTGAGACGAATCGTCGGTAAGAAAAAAGTCTCAGAGGTCAGGAAGTGGAAGAAGAAAATTAAAGACAAGGTAATTCAGAATAATCTCGATCCTAAAATTGGTAAAATTCTTTGGAAAGTACTAGAGGACTCGGCCAACTACTCATTTAATAAGTCGCACTCTCTTGCTTACGCAACCCTCTCCGCGATGACCATTTTCTTGAAGTTCAAATATCCAAAGGAGTTTTTCTTGGCTCTTTTGAAAATGACTAGGTTCGAACCGGACCCCATAGCTGAAATTTCAAAAATTCATAAAGAACTATATGACTTTAACGTAGAGCTATTACCTCCACACTTGGTTAAATCCGAACTGAACTTCTCAATCGAGGAAGATAATATTCGTTTTGGGCTGTTGTCTGTTAAGGGGATATCAGACAAATCCATCGAAAAGATAGTGAATTTTAAGAATAAATATTCTAACAAATTTGAAATTTTCGAAGCAGCAGAAGAGGCGAAAATACCAATAGGAATTCTTTCCTCGTTAATACAGGCTGGGGCATTAGAGGGATTCAAGCAATCCAGAAGTCAGGTGGTTCTTGAGGCTCAGCTATGGAAAATCTTAACCACGAGAGAGAAAAGGTTCGTTGCTGCGATGGGCAAAGAAAACGATTACGACCTCCCATCTATACTCAGGAAGTTGACGACCTTCAAAGACGAAAATAATAAGGTTGTGATTAAGGAGTCAAGAAGGAACACGATCAGAAGGAAGTACACCCCGTACCTAAAAATATACAAGCAGAACAGTAAGAATGAAAAATTCGCAAATTGGTATTACGAGAGAACCTACTTGGGATATACCCACGACGTAACGCTAAGAGAAATTTTCATAAACAAACAACCGAAGCTTGAAGAATTGAGGACCATTAGAGACTTGCCTGTGGATTTCAACGTTTGTTTTATCGGGACTGTCTTGGAGCACTTCAAAGGAATCTCGAAGAAAGGGAACCAATATTTAAGACTTCAAGTTCAGGATAACACTGGGGTTGTAACTGTCCTTATGTTTGAAAGACAGATGGGAAGCTGCGAGGAGATTAACGGTGGCAAGCTTCCCTCTAAGGGAAACATCGTGATAGTGAGGGGAGTGAAAAAAGAAGACGCTATTTTTGCTAACGTAATAGGCATAGAAGATCAGAGCGTGTATACAAAGCTTTCCCAAATACCTAATGACATCAAAAATACTTCTGATGCAGAGATAGATTCCATGATTCTAGAAATAGAAGGAAACAAAATATAATGAAATATCTTGTCACCGGAGGTGCTGGGTTCATAGGGAGTAACCTAGTCGATGCTATCATCGAAAAAGGTCATCAGGCGGTATGCGTAGACAATGAATCCGCAGAAAGTAATTCGAAATTCTACTGGAATGAACACTCTAAAAATTACCCGATTGATATTTGCGATTACGATGCTTTAAAGTGGGTCTTCAGGCATGAGGAGCCAGACGTTATTCTACATCTAGCAGCAGAGGCACGAATACAACCGACAATAGACGCGCCTCAATTGGCATGTAATGTAAACTTCGTTGGTACATGCAACGTTCTTCAGGCTTGCAGAGAGTACAACGTTGAGAGGTTCGTGTATTCATCTACGTCTTCATCGTACGGGTGCAAAAACACTCCTCCTCTGCGCGAAAACATGGTAAAGGATTGCCTTAATCCGTACTCGGTTTCTAAAGCAGCAGGGGAAGACTTATGTAAGGTGTATTATCATATTTACGGGGTCGAGACTGTCATCTTAAGGTACTTTAACGTATATGGTAATAGGGAGCCTAGAAAGGGCCATTACGCTCCAGTAATCGGGCTGTTTCTTAGGCTTAAGGAAGAAGGTAAGCCAATGACAATAGTGGGAGACGGTACGCAATCTAGAGATTTTACTCACGTTTCTGATGTCGTTAACGCGAACATACTTGCATCCACGACTCAAAACAGCGGGGCTTTTGGCCAAGTCTTTAATGTCGGGACCGGAAAAAGTTATACAATATTAGAGATAGCTGGTATGATAGGGGGAGATGTCGAGCATATAGAAGATAGAAAGGGAGAGGCTAAGCATACATTGGCTGATTTGACTAAATCTAAAGAAATGTTTGGCTACGAGCCTCAGAAGAATTTAGAAACATACATACAGGAGAAAAAAAATGGTTCAGTTTTATAAACCCACCCCGAAAAACAAAGGCACGGCTTGTTCGTTCTCACTAGCTCAAGATAAACAGGGCGTAATGCTATCAATGGTTAAGCAAAAATCTTGGGACGCAAAAATATCGAGGGGAAAGTTCCATACTAGCAAAAAACAAAACGGAATCATGGCAGACGGCGAACAAAATGCCGTAACAATTAAACTTAATCGAGTTGAAGTAGCTGGTATCGTTGACTGCTTAGAGACGAACAGAAAATGGGATGCCTTTCATACCTTCAACGGTAAAGAGTCTTCGATTCACTTCGGGCCATACCGGAAATCAAAGAAGAACGAAAAAACCGGAAAATGGGAAGAGGTCGGAGACCAAGCTGGCTTCTCTTTGTCCGTAGTTAAATCTAAGCCCGAAAAACATTTCTTCAGAATTGGATTCGACTTTTCCGAAGGGAGACTGCTTAAGTTTGAGATGGAAAATTTCCTACTCGAAACCGTAAAGGAATATATTAAGCCTAAGGAATACAAAATGCCCGATGGATACAGTGTTGACCAAGGGGGAGTAGTATAAAGGTGAGCGATAAGAAAAAACTGAAAGTCTTTATCCATACTGATTCAAGTATGGCTAAGACAGGTTTCGGCAGGAACGCTAGAGCCTTATTGATGTATTTATTTAAGACAGGTAAGTACGATATCGTTCACTACTGCATAGGCACTCAATACTCAGCCCCAGCACTCAAGAAAACACCTTGGAGGTCAATAGGTTGCTTGCCAGACAATCAAGCCGAACTTCAAATGCTACAGCAAGACCCAGCAGTAGCAAGAATGGCTGGATACGGGGCGCATATGATGGACAAGGTGATTAAGGAGGAAAAACCAGATGTATACCTTGGTATCCAAGATATTTGGGGAGTAGATTATTCCATAGATAAAAACTGGTTCAACAAGATAAGCTCAGCTATCTGGACTACCCTTGACTCACTTCCAATACTACCTACAGCAGTAGATAAAGCACCTAAGATAAAGAACTATTGGATATGGAGCGACTTTGCTACGAAGGCCCTACATGAACTTGGGCACAAGCACGTTAAAACTCTACATGGAGCGGTTGACACTAAATGGTTCTTTAACATAGGTAACACTGAAAAGAAAAAATTGAGAGAGGCTCATGGGATTGATAAAGATGATTTTATTGTTGGGTTCGTGTTTCGGAATCAACTTAGAAAAACTATCTACTCCTTATTAGAGGGCTTCCAAAAGTTCAAGGAAAGATGCCCAGAGACCAAAGGCAAATCAAAATTGCTTTTACATACTCACTTTTCTGAAGGATGGGACATTCCCAAGCTTGCTTCCGAGTATGGCGTAGACATGAGCGAAATACTAACGACTTATGTTTGTCGAGGTTGCAAATCTTACTTTGTCAGGAACTTTGTTGGCCAAGATAAACGATGTCCCGTTTGCAATAACGAGAATGGCCTTGTTACGACAAACACGACAGAGGGAGTGAGCGAGAAGCAGCTAAACGAAGTATACAACTTAATGGACGTATACGCGCACCCATTTACTAGCGGAGGGCAAGAGATACCTATTCAGGAAGCAAAGCTCACCGAACTAATAACGCTTGTTACTAATTATAGCTGCGGGGAAGAAATGTGCGAGAAGGGTGCGGAGTCACTTGCTCTAGACTTTACTGTGTATAGAGAGCACGGCACTCAGTTCAAGAAAGCTCAAACTTCACCAGCTTCAATCTGCAAACAGCTTACTAAAGTGTACAGGATGAAGCCTAAGCAACGTGCCGATGCAGGGCTGAAGGCCAGAAAGTGGACAATTGAGAACTACGCTGTAGAGGCTGTCGGCAAGAAGCTTGAAGATTTTTTTGATAGCTGTGAGCCTGTTGATTTTGATTTTGAGAAAGAGCCCGAAGTTGAACAAAAAGACCCGAATGTAAACGTACCAGTAATGGATGACGATTCCGAATGGCTACTATGGATGTACCACAACATCCTGAAGATGAGAGACGTTGACGATAAGAATGACGGCCACAAGTACTGGATGAAAGAAATGGAAAAGGGGATGTCTAGGAAGGACATCGAGCAGTATTTTAGAAAAGTGGCAATGGATGAGAACCAGAAGAGCAACGTTCAGAAAGTTGACTTTTCTGACTTGCTAGATAAAAACGACGAAGGGAAAAGGATACTTTACGTAATGCCAGAAAGCATTGGTGATATTTTTCTATCAACCAGCCTATTTAAATCCATTAAGGAGACTTACCCAGACTACAATTTATATGTGGCATGTAAACCTGAATTCTCCGAAGCACTATTGTGCAACGAACACATTCACAAAAGAATCAACTACACACCCCAAATGGACAATATCACTTGGTTAGAAGGCAAAGGTGACCATAAGGGTTATTTTGAAATAGCTTTCTTGCCTTACGCAGTAACTCAAAGATTTTTGACGTACATGCACAACGGCAAGGATGAGGTAGTTTACAAAGACTTAAAATACGAAAATGCACCTAGTTGAAGCATACGCCACTAACTGCGGTCTAAAAATCGATAGACCGTATATGTACGAGAAGTTTTTCCCACTCAACGTGGAGAAGTACATAACCCTGCACCCTTTTACAAAGCCAGCAAAGAGTTATGACTACTGGCAGGAGGTGGTGAACTTATTGCTTCCCGTATTAGAGAAGGAAAACATTAGACTAATCCAGATAGGAGCGAAAGATGAGCCGAAAATAGTTGGTGCTGGATACACCGCTGGTCAGACAAACATGAATCAAATAGCGTATTTGATCAAAGGGGGTCTTTTGCATCTTGGTGTCGATAGTTTCCCTACTCATGTCGCCTCTGCTTACGATAAGAAAATAGTTTGCCTCTATAGTTCGAATCACCTTGCTTGCACTAAGCCTTACTGGGGTGACTCAGAAAATCATGTTTTGTTTATGCCCGACCTAAAGGGCAACAAGCCTTCGTTTTCCACAGAGGAATCCCCGAAAACAATAAACACTATTAAGCCAGAAAAAATAGCCAGTTCAGTTTGCTCGCTTCTAGGTATAGACTTCGACTTTCCATATGAAACGATATATTTGGGACCCACTTTTGGAAGAAGACTAATAGAATCTATTCCAAATTCAGTGGTGGATGTTTCCTCCTTGGGAGTAGATTCCCTGATAGTGAGAATGGACTATGACTACAATGAGGAGAACTTAGTTAGCCAAATGCAAGTTTGCCCAGTATCGATCATAACAGACAAGCCAATCAGCAAAAAAATACTGACTCAATTTAGGTCTAGGATTAAAGAGGTCATTTATATCATTGAAAAAGTTAACCACCCTCAATTTGTGTTAGACATTCAGGAGTTGAACATAAGGCACATCATGCTTTCTACTCTTAAAGGTAAAGATTTGAGTGACGCGAAAATCAACTACATGGATTGCAACGCTATCATCAACGAAAAGCCAATCAAGAAGCAATCGGACATAGAGGAGTTGAGCGGGAGAGATATAAAAAAGTTATTTTATAAGTCGAACAAGTTCACCCTAAGCGAGGGCAAAGTCTTCTTGAGTTGGGCTGACCTAAAAGCAGGAAACCCTACCGAGGGATTTACAGCAATTCATCCAGTTACTGATAGTGATGATTTCTGGGTGGACTTAGAATACTTTTCGATACTGGAAAAGGTTGGTTGACTTGCCTACTCCGAAAGTGCCATTATCTCCGCATGTCCGACATGGAATTCAACTTCGAAATCAAACCGATCACAAGAGACGAGAATGGTCTAGTAAACAGTGGTCATGTTGATTATTCATTTAAAGAAGACGGGAGCATTAGCTGGCGTGACTTAATTGATTCAAAGTACCTCGTGCCAAAAGACAAAGCTAAAGGCACTGACGTTAGCGATCTTCAAGACAGGGACTTACTGATCCTGCTGAACGGTATAAAGGAACTAGCTCAAATTCGTGGCTATAATTATGTCCAATACAATGTTGTTACAGCGAACCCAGAATACGTGATGGCATCATGCGAAATTGAGTGGATTCCGAATTACGAAACAGAGGGCAGGACTATCAAATTTCAAGCTCTTGCTGATGCGAGCTTGGACAACACTGATGGCTTTACAAGGTATTACCTAGCAGCGATAGCGGAAAATAGGGCATTCGTTCGTTGTGTTAGAAATTTTCTAAAGATTAACATCGTTGGCAAAGAGGAGATAGGAGCAGCAGTATCAACCCAGCCTATTATAGTTGATCAAACCGACCCATGTTATCTTCTTGAAAAAATAATGCTAGACAAGAAGGTTACCTTTTCAATGATTAAAACAAAGATGATGGAGGAGAAGGTTAAAAACGCTGGTGATTTTGAGAACATTAAGGACATTCCTAAGATAAAGGCGTTCGAGCTTATAGAACGAATAAAGAAAGTTAAACAATCGTCCGCCTAGTGTAAGACTTTTTACGGGGGCGTACTGGTTTCGATTTGGGACCTTACGCAAGATTGCAAGCAGAGGATGATGGTTGGCCTCTTTAAAAAACTATCAAGGCAATTCAACTGCCAATAACAATGTTGATATGGCTCCTTCACTTGACGAAGCTGATGCGATTCTCGCTAAGTTTGGTTGGGCTGAAGAAGCTGCTGTAGCTGCGTAAGCTACCCGTCCTACTCTGGATGCTCGTTAAGGAGCTAGGGCGTCGATAACGAGCAAAAAAACTAGGAAGGGTGAGGTGTCTAGTATAAATAAAGTGCCTCCAACCTCGTGTGTAGTTGTCAGTGATGAAGCACGAAAATTAACACTGACTATGCTTGTAGTATATCTTAGCAGATGGTTTTAAAGACAGGGGTTCGATTCCCCTCGCCTCCACCATTTTTATTGTTGAAGCATTTCATTAATCCTTCCAACTAGTCCAGAAACTATTGTTTCTGTTGGCTTGTTCTTCGGTAAATTCGTCGAACCTTGAGTCTCTCTTACCCTTTCTTATTCCAGAAAGTTTTATGACTATTTCCTCTGGTGCATTTCCTTCTATTTTGACAAAGAGTTGACTGTTCTCAACTTTCATACCGCAGACACAAGGCTCAGAAGGAACATAACTTATGGGCTTCACCGACCCCTCTTCGCAAACATGTATATACTCTGGGTCTATTCCAACCCACATTTCCTTATTCCCCATAGGGTTAATGACGAGAATGTCATCGAACCGAGTCTCAGGCATTTCCACACAAGTCAGTCCAACATAAACGCCTTCTTCTCTTCCTTTTACGATTGCATATTTTGCACCCGTGGGACCCGTGGGTCCTTGAGGACCACCGGGACCGGGAGAGCCAGCAGGACCTGTGGGGCCATAACCGCCGGGGCCTGTAGGACCAGCGGGACCTGTGGGTCCACCAATTGCACTAGGGTCACCTGTGGGACCAGTGGGGCCTGTGGGGCCATAACCGCCGGGGCCTGTAGGACCTGTAGGACCAGTAGGACCACCGCCACCATCGGGACCAGCAGCACCACTTGGACCAGCCTCGCCAGAGGGACCAGCCTCGCCAGAGGGACCAGCCTCGCCAGAGGGACCAGCCTCGCCAGAAGGACCGCTGCCTTCCTCTTTCCACTCAACTCTTGTCCCGTTTAGCGTCAGAACACTTGAACTAGTACCTGATTCTACTTGGCCTATATCTAATGTCGTTCCAATTGATGCCCCACTTATTACAGAGAATAGTCCACCGTCGTAATCAATCGAGGCTACGCTATGCCAACTACTACCCCCCTTATATCTAGAAATTAAGAAATTGTTAGATACGCTACCTCCGGGGACTGTCATACCTACGTTGAAAGCTTTCGAAGGAGAAACTCCGGGGCTACCATCTTTCCACATTTGGTAACCAGCGTTACCAATTTCCAAATACGAGTTATACGAAAGTGGTCGATTTATAACGCTGTCCCAAACGAAGTTGCTACTCGCTGCAAATGAACCAGCATTGTTGTATTGATATTGGTAGCTGCTACCAGCAGGGGTTCCACCGCCACCACCGCCTGTAGGTCCTGTCGGACCAGCACCACCAGCGGGTCCAGTAGGACCAACGGGTCCTCCAGAAGGTCCCGTAGGACCAGCGGGGCCAGCGGAACCAGCGGAACCTGTAGGTCCAGCAGCACCAGCACCAGTAGGCCCTGTGGGGCCAGCGGAGCCAGCACCACCAGCGGGACCTGTCGGACCAGCGGGACCACCTCCGGGTCCTCCGGGTCCAGTGGGACCAGCACTACCAGCAGGACCTGTTGGACCAGCGGAACCAGCACCAGTAGGACCTGTCGGACCAGCGGAACCAGCACCCGTAGGACCTGTCGGACCAGCACCACCAGCACCACCAGCGGGTCCAGTAGGACCAGCGGGTCTTCCAGAAGGTCCCGTAGGACCAGCGGGGCCAGTAGGCCCAGTGGAGCCTCCACCACCAGCGTCTCCATACCTAGCAAAAGAAACTACAACTCTGTCTCCACTAGTGAAAACTCCAGTGGTTTGATGTGGGAAATATGGACCACCATACTTTCCTGTTTGGTCGCACGAAGATACGAAATCAATTGGAACAGTGAAGTATTCAGTTAATCCATAATCTCCACTGTTAGATACATCCCCAGTAATGTTGTATGTTGCGAATCGACTAGAATCAAGCTCGTTAAATATCCTCAACGAACCTTTTACGGAGTTGGAAGAATCATCTAAACCAGATATCCAAGGACTGTTATTGGTTTGATACAGTCCACTATCATGTATCCACATATAGTCGGCTTCATACAAACCCGTAACCGACTTCCAAGTTTTCTTACTGCCAAAATATATGTAACCACTAGTTGGGTCTATTAAGTCAAAGGCTGTTCCTGTTCTATCGTAAAAACTATAGATAACGCTGTTTCCACCGAATCCCCCTTTCGGACCAGTGGGACCACCAGCAGGACCTGTTGGGCCAGCAGTACCAGCGGAACCTGTGGGGCCAGCAGCACCAGCACCAGTTGGACCTGTGGGACCAGTAGCACCAGCACCTCCTGCCGAACCAGTAGGACCAGCGGGGCCAGCAGGACCACCACCGGGACCTGTTGGTCCCGGTCCTCCCCCCGGACCCGGATTACCAGTAGGACCTGTTGGTCCCGGTCCTCCCCCCGGACCCGGATTACCAGTAGGACCAGCAGAACCATCAGAACCAGCAGGACCAGCGGAACCTGTGGGACCAGCAGGACCTCCAGATGGTCCTGTCGGACCAGCAGAACCAGCGGGTCCTGCGGGACCAGCGGAACCTCCCGGTCCAGTAGGACCAGCGGGACCACCATCGGGACCAGTAGGACCAGAAGCACCACCGGGACCAGTAGGCCCAATAACACCTCCACCAGAACCAACTATTTCGTGGACTGTAATTTGAGCATCAAGTAAATCAGTCTTATCTGGACCGGATTGTGTTCCTGCCCAGTTATATTTAAGATAATAATTTGCTGCTGAAACTGTGTTTGGAGAATCTAAATATGTCCAAGCCAGACTTGCGTAAGTATCTTCACCAGTGTCATCGTCTTGATATATTGACTTAGTTAAACCAAGTTGAGTGGCATCCCTGTATAGCCGAGCGAAACATTGGCCGGGAGTGTATGCGTAATTATCATAACTAACTTTGACGTTTAAGTTACCATTGACTAAAACTTTGTTCCCTGTGTTAACGGGGGTAATCGCCTGTTGGACTGCCACCGTGTAGGTACTTGTATTATTACCTGATGTAGCACTAAGCGAACTCCCAAGAACTTGCCCAACTTGTCCGCCACCTTTTGGACCAGTGGGACCAGTGGGGCCAACCGGACCACCACTAGGTCCAGCAGGGCCAGTACCGCCTATTGAACCAGTAGGCCCAGTGGGACCTAGTTGCCCTGATATACCTGAAATACCAATAGGCCCAGTGGGACCTATTGGTCCTATGGCCCCAGTGGCTCCTGTTGGGCCACCAGACGGTCCTCTTGGACCAGTAGGGCCAGTAACACCACCATCGCCAGCCCTATCAAAAGATATAACTACGTTATCTGCATTAGAAAACGAACTATTGCTTACGACATGATCTACAAGAAGTGTCCTGTAGGTAGAAGCTGAAGTGCTCTCTCCCGTGACATTGAAGATCGCAAAAGTCGCTGCATTCGAATGCTTAACTACTTTTACTGCTCCTAGATTTGAGGGGTTTGTGCTATCGTCAAAAGTGTCTAGCCAATTATCAACAAGGGTTCCGTCTGAGTTTCTATCGTCTACGAAGATTTTTGATACGTCACCTATCGTTGCGCTATCGTAAGCCAATTTCCCATTTCCGGGGTCAGCGTCAGAAATTGTAGTATTGAAAGCGTACCTTAGAGCGTTTGCTCCTATTGGACCAGTGGCTCCTGTCGGACCAGTAGGACCCGTATTGCCTGTATTGCCTGTCGGTCCAGTGGGACCAGCTATCGTACTTGCTGCGCCCGTGGGTCCGGTAGGACCACTATCACCTTGATTGCCAATAGAAACAAAAGTTACCACTATTGGATCATCGTTACTAAAGACACTTGTTACCGACATCGCAGATGATGCAACATGTATGACTTGTAGTCTTATATAACCTGAGACATCCGTGTTTGCGCCGTTTACATTAAGCGTGATGAACTTTTCAGGTTCGTCTTTTTTGAAAAATCTTAAATGCCCTCTAACATTACCAAGGCCAGAACCAGAGTCGTCGAAAGAATTAATCCAATCCTCCATACTAACGCCACTGGAGTTTTCAACATCTATGAAGACTTTTGATATATTTGCGGACTGATGGTTGTCGAATCTAAGATAGCCTGATCCGGGGTCGGAATCCGTTTGTACGTTACTGAACGAATATTGTTGACTGTTACCGCCGAACCCGCCAACTGCGCCTGAAGCAACGAAGGTTACGAAAATTCCATCGGTATCCGAAAACACGTTAGAGATAGTATCGCTATCACCATAATTAATATTTGTGACCGGAATCTTGAAGTAAGAGCCAACATAAGTTACCGCACCAGCCACCTTAAACGAACAGAACTTATCCGAGTTAGCTTGTTTATATATTTTCAGAGTGCCCCTGAAATCATAATTTGTATAGTTGTCATCGAAGTGATTAATCCAACTGTACATATCGTTGGAAGCTGTATTCCTGTCTATGTAAATGAAGGTAGTCCCCGTGAAAGTCGTGCTATTCCACCTCAATTTTGCAAGACCGGGATCAGCGTCAGAAGTGCTAGACAGGTCTGCTATGTATGATTGGGTATCACCTCCAGAGCCAGCAAGACCAGCAGGGCCTGTAGGTCCAGCACCTCCAGTACCTCCAGTGCCTCCAACGGGACCAGTGCCCCCAACAGGGCCAGTATTTCCACCGGGGCCTTGAGGGCCAGTTGGTCCGGGCGGACCTTGGGTTCCAAATTGACCCCCTTCTAGGGTTTCAACTCCTGTAGTTAATATTTGTGCTCTTCTTCTAGGCATAGCTTATTCCACCTCTTCTTGTAACGTGAATCCTTTCCAATAGAATTTACCATGTAGTGTTCCCGCTGTTGCTCCGCTTGTTATTGATGTTATTATATTGTTTACACCCACTGTGTCATTAGGCGATCCCAGCCTGATTCTCTCATGGGCTAGAATTGAGTTGTCTATAGCTGGGACAATATACTGATTGCTTATATTAGTTAGGTCTCCACTTATCCCCATTTGGAACCTTGGTCCATGAAGGACGGGGCTTACCGAGCTATCTGTTATAATCAATCCAAATTCATCGCAGAAGAACCTTTGCCCTTGGTCAATATGTATCGTGTGAGTAGCCGTTTGCGTGAGGTCTAGTTCTTTCGATGTAAATATCGTCGCTGCCCCAATGAACTGATGATAGTGGTGGTCAGTATTTGATGTTTCTGGTGCTCCAAAGAACTCAGGAACAATCAACTGGGCTCCAGTGTTAGTCGGATTGAATGGAACCATATTGGAATCATCTCCGATGTTTACCACAATCTTCCGGTTAACTGCTGTGCCAATCCTTTTAACGATACTTCCAGCAGTCGTGGGCTTGGTAGTCGTCATTAACCCATGCGTTGTATCACTTAAGTAAATTGGTTTGCCATAGTTAAACCCTGTGACCGAACCCCAAGGTGTTTCTCCATGAGTGACGTACTTAAATCCTCCCCCACTGATTTCTACAACCAATCCAACAACGTTCTCAGTCCCAGTGTTGGAGTTAGCTATGGCTTTCATGAAACCAGTTGTTCCATTCTCGCCCGTATTAAATTGAACGATATCGCCTTGGACTAAAATGTGACTTGGGTCATCAACATCAATGACGGTGTTGGCATGTAAGTCGCCCGTCACAAAATTGAAGGTAATTGGGTTAGTGCCGTGGACCTGAGTAAGACCGCCGTAAATATTTATGTCGTTGCCAATATTCGTATCAATAATCGATACTGTGCTGTCGGTGTAGTGACCAATGTGGGTATTATTGGTGGTTATGTTGGAACCATTCGTGATGGTAACTTTTCCGGTGACGTTTAGTTGGTCCCCGGTGAACAACAGGCTGTTAATCGTACCGTTAATGAACCCAGTTGGGTTAGTTAGGGTAAGCGTAGTCTCGTTCAGTAAATAATTTATACTCTGACACCCAGAGTGAATGTTGGGAGAATAGTTTCCAGTTAGCGTAACTGTGCTGTTATCTATCGTTGTGGTAGAGGTCAGGTTTCCTGTCCACGTAAAGTCGTTATTGTAGGTTACGGTAGATGAACCGTTCGAGGTGTTACCGCCCTGATTTAGATTCGCGTATGGCCCAGAGTGGACCGTCACTTCCCCGCCAGTGATATTGGTTATAAATTGATTATTTCCTTCTAATATCGTTGACCCGGTATTGTTGTAATTAACATCCGCTGATATATCCCCAACGGAATAAGACCCATAACCATAGTTAGTACCTACAGTGGCGGTAAACTCATTGTCGTTTTGATAAATTTCTCCAAAAGAACCAATCCTGTTAACATCGACAAACGAACCTGTATGTTTCTCAAGGTTCCTGAATTGGTAAATGTTAACGTGACTTCCTGAATTGGTTGTAACATCTAATTTGGCCCCGCTATTATTTTCTGGGTTGTAGTAGACGTTGATCTGATCATCGTGATTTTGGATATAGGTGTTACCTTCTTCCCTGTTTGTCACAGATATTGTGTGGCCCGAAATATAAGAAGTACCGGATATCGTGACATCACTATCGTAGATAAGTACGTCTGTTTCTTCTCCCCCGTGAACCCCCAGAAGTACGCCACCTCCAGTTATTCCAATGTTGACGCCACTGACAGTGTTTGTGCCCCCAGTAATACTTACGTGGCCAATGTTACCAGTTATGGTAATGTCGCTATCGTTTATACGAACATCAGAGTCGAATACTGTAACGCCCGAAGCGTTATTGAAAGTGTTTATCCCGCCCGATGCGATTATGTACCCAGAAGCACTCTTGAAATCGATGTTGCCAGTGCTATGGTTTAGGTAAATATTGTTACTGGAAGAATTACCAGTTACATAGAGGCTACCGTTGTAAATCGTGTTCGCTAGATTATTGTAGTTCGTTACTACGGAATCAGTAATACTTGAGACACTGAACGATTGATCAATGAAAGCCTCTGAGCCACTCAGGTATAAGGTATTATTTCCTCCCGTTATGTAAACTCCCGTCGCGTGGTCGTGGAAGTGAACTGTACTGTGAGCAACATTGATTGTGTCTCTAGCGTCCCAGAAGTTGGCTGTTCCCGTGATGTGGAAACCGCAATCTTTACCCGTGATGTTTACAACTGAGTTGTCGTACCCCGAAATGTTAACAGTGAAGAATTGTCCCGTTATTTGAATTCCGGTATTACCAGAGAGGTGAAATACGCCACCGTATGCATTCAGGTCGTCTATGACAGAATTCGTTATGTAGTTGTTCGATCCAGAGATGTATACGTATTCCCCAGTTGCGTAGTTAGTGCCACCATCAATGGTGATGTTGTGGCCAGTGACATAATTTCGGCTATCCTTTAAGACTAACGAATCAATGTTGCCAATGATTGTAGCCGTACCGCCGTTTACCGTATTATTGCCACCAGTGATGGAAATGCTTTGTCCGGTTGCTACATAGAAGGTGTTAGTACCCCCACTGATTCTAATCGCTTCCCAGTTTGTTCCGGTTGCGTTGAGGTTGCCACTAATGAAGTTTGTTATTATCGGCGTTTGGCCAGTAAGGTACAAGTTAGTTGCCTGACTCCCCGATGCGTTGTTGAAAGCTGCGTTTGTTACGTATGATGCGTATATGTCTAATTCGTCGCCAGAAATATTATTGATCCCACCAGAAAGTATTATCGACTCAATTATTCCCGTAGAATTTATGTTAAATGTAGTACCGGAAATTATGTTAATCGACTGTCCGGTAAATGTTCCGGTCAGAATTATGTTTGATCCGTTGTCCGCGTATACGTCGGCATTTACATCCATGTGGAAACCGTCCGCATGGATATTGTTTTCCCCTCCTGACACGTATAACGTTGGTTGTGTTCCAGAAAGTGTTACGTTCGAGTCCGTGATCAGAATATCCGAATCGTCTACATAAACTTGAGTTTGGTTTGTATAGGAATTCTTTTCTTGTCTTCCTACGATATGGGTCGTACCTCCGGTTATTCCTACCGTGGTGTTATCGAAACGGCCCGATACTTGAGAACCTGTTATATTGATATTACCGCCTGTTATTCCGAAACTGTAATTTACCCCAGTTAACATTGGGCCATTGTTAATCGTGGAAAGATAACCACCAGCGGAGGAGGATTGACTTTGTTGGTTATAATAGGTGGCGTGGAGGTTAATATCCCCGTGGTTAGTTATTGATACATCTACAGGAGAGTTGCTGTGACTGTTATTTGGGGAGGCGACACTAGCGTTCGAGGCATATCCTGCGGAACTCGTAGTCGCGCCCTGCGAATAGGTCTGCGACATATCTATAGTCGCGGTTCCCGTAAACTGTTCTATAGTTAATGCTTGCGAGTTATTGTCGTATGAACCTTTAGTGTTTGATGCGCTTGCAGAACTCTGATAGTTAGCAGCGTAAGCAGAAACACTTCCTACTGTCTGATCATTGGTGAAACTGTAATTTAGTGTTCCCGTGAAATAATCTATGTCGAACTGCCCACTTCCGCTCGCGTAGATATTCCCTATCGTGGTGTAGTCGCTTACTCCGCTGCTGGTGATATTTATAACGCCCGTTTCAAAGTACAAGTTTGAAATAGTCGAGTCATCCACATTGAAGTTATGTATATCAGAGTGGGAGCTATTAATAACAGTGTGCCCTGATCCTGTTATTATTTGGGAGGTTATATCCAGATCAGAGGTGAGATTTATTGTTCCTATTGATCCGTGGTTTGCATTTAGGGTCTGTATATATCCCGTATACTGGTTAAGTGTAGTTATTGTCCCCGTGAAATTCTCGAATATGCCCGTGTCAATGCTAAGAGTGTTGAAGTCACCAGATATAGCGATTTTCTCTGATGCGTTTGTTATGTCTACGTCTGATCCGTAAATATTGTACTCGCCTGATATAGAGTAGAAGTCTACATCCGTCGCTCCAGTAATGTTTACTACTCCACCGGAATTATTGTGGACGATCATCTGATCAATATCGCCAGAGAAGTTAACCGTACTATTTACGGGCTGGACGTTATTGATTGTTCCGCTGTATGCGTAGATGTTGGCTACCGACCCGTCGCCAGTGACGTAGTTTGTGCCGTCCGTTATCGTGGCAGAACCAGTTATGTACGCAACGGAGTCTGACACGTAGTTGGTACTGTTCGTGAGTATCAGGCTTTCTGTGGCGTCATCAGAAATGGTAACTTTGATGTCATTAATGCTCTCGCTGACAGTTACAATCCCTCCGGTTATATAGCTTGTTCCAGAGTATATGCTTACCGTGGAACCAGTGATAAAGTTTTGGCCAGAGCTACCGGAGTAGTAGTGGAGCGTCATTGTGGCTCCGGTTATGTAAGCATTATCAACTCTATCTGCACTTACGAAAGTTGATCCCGCTGCGTTAAGGGTATTTACTCCTTGGGTTATGTTAAATTCACCCGTAGCAAAGGGACCATCTCCGGTGATGATGTTCTGGATAGTAATTCCAGAGTAAATGTTTATGCCCGATCCTGTGATTCCAAGGTGACCGCCGTCAGCAACGTAGTTTCCGTCAAAAGTGGTTGTTGCTGATATTGGGCTACTAACTGAATTTGTCAGCGTATTTACTCCGTATACAGCATTAACGTTGCCGTTTGCGGAGTGATGGATTTCACCGCTTAAGATTGCACCCGCTTCAATTACTGGACCGTCAATGTTCCACACTGAATTAGCGTCTTGCGTAGTTATCTCATCTACGAATTGGGAAGTAGACGTTATAGTCGAATTCGAAATACTCGTAACGGCTGGGTACTCATGACTTGCTGCGTAAGCTTGTCCCGTAAAGCTCACGTTTCCTCCTGTAATATTCAGATTCTGAATGCCAAGTTGCGCGTAGGAACTATTGGCCCCTGTAATATATTGGGTGATATGAATATCCGAATTACCAGAATCAGTAACTGTGTTGTATATGTTCGTGGTTGGGTCAGTGTTGTGAGTACCACTGAAATGGAAATCTATTCGTGTCGAGTCGTTTCCTGTCGCATAGATGTTAGTGTCAACCCCAGAGTGAATGTGAACATTGCCACTCTCGTAGATATGGAACGTATTTAATCCGCCTGTCACGGAGTTGATTGTGTCAACTTCAACTGTGTTTGTTCCGTTTAAGAGATTGGTGATACCACCGCTGACCGAAACGACGTTAGTGCCGTCATTTATTGTTACATCATGACCAGTAATCGTGCTCGTGCCCCCCGACACATGTATGATATGCCCAGTGATGAATGCAGTGGAATCATGTATCTCATTGTGGAGGCCAGAGTATATAGTAACCGTGCAGCCAGTTAAGTTATTAAGGCCACCCGTTATTGTTACAGGGTTGGCTCCAGATATATGGGTAGTGCCACTCGTTATATCTATGTTCGAATTGTAAGCTACTAAGTTCACACCCGCCCCAGTAGCATCGATATCTACGAAGTCACACTCCTCTATTGTGATTTGAGAAGATGGGTTTGTTATGTTAATTAAGTCGCCGTCAGTGATGACAACCTCACCGCTATAGATATTTACTTCCTCGTTACCACTGATGATGTTGTAACCGTCATGTATCGTAACTTCGCTTCCTGATACGTGGGTGGTGTTCCCGCTGAGTATCGTTACAAAGCCAGTTACCCCAACGAATCCGGTATTATTTATTACTGTCGCTCCCTCGGCGGTAGAGGTGACGTAAATGACCCCACTATTACCTATGCTGGCGGTACTTTCGCTTAAGTTCGCTACCCCACCTTCTAATACTTGGAAATAATCTTCACTATCGTATATCCAAACATTTGTTCCGGTAAATTGGTTGAACCCCCCACTGATCGTAACGCCTTGCGGATTATAGATATCTATATCCTTTGCGTCGTGAATGTGATTTATGGAGTTGCCAGATATATTTATGAGCCCAGAGACGCCTGAGAAAGATGTAGTACCTCCGCTAATATCAATGTGGAAATAGTTCCAATCTTCCCTAAATACTCCAGTTGGAAAACCTGAAGTTAACTGGATGATGGTTGAGTCTGGATAAACAGTAGTTTGGCTGTAGTCCCAAATCGTGTGATTTGATCCGCTGATTATCAAGGTTTGACCACTTCCCTCTAAGAACGTTCCGCTCTTACCAATCGTATTAAATACTATTCCCGTTGGGTATCCCGAAACGAGGTCAATAGTGATGGTCTTACTCTTGTCTACTAAGGTAGTGCTGTAATCATGGATCGTTGTTTGCCCAGAGCCAGTAACGGTTATGTTCGAGCCAGAGACGGTAATGAACGTACCAGTTTTATCTACGAGTACTCTGTTGTCATAGCTAACAGTGTTGTGGGTAGTATAATCATTTATCGTGACTACTCCTGAAGCTCCTGATGCTAAACCTGAAATTCCTACTACGGTATTCCCTGTGCCACTTACGTCAATGAAAGTACCGCTTCTGTCGATGTTAAACGTCTG